AGTAATGCGCCGATGCCACGGCGATTGGCAAGAATGGTTTAAGAAACCAGAAGGAGACAAAAATGTACCCGCAATCGAAAAACCTATATCATCTATATGTGCGTCGCAAGCATGTCAAGTATTTTTAATATATTTGCAAAAAGAAGTTGACGCGGCCTCCGTAATGAATAATACTGTCTCACATCGGCAGCACAAACCACCGGGAGAATCGAAATGAGAACGGAAGATATCATTATGTCGATTCAAATAAAATTGGTAGGCGACTCCATTTTCGACAATGGGCGCTATGTACCAAAAGGCGAAGCGGTTATCGATCATCTGCGCAATAAAGCGCCGGATGCTCGCATTTGATTTTGAGTATCGGAGGCAATGATGCGCTTGGATATTCTGGAATTGTACATTTCGATGCAAAAACAGTTGGCAATGCGCTGCGGACGCTAAACAGTATGCGTGAAATCTTTGAGCAGAACTATCGGCATGCACTTTCGTTTGCGGCGGCGGCTTCTCCTAAAGTTTATGTCTGCACGATTTATGACGCCGTACCAGGCCTATCCGACGAATTGAAAACCGCGCTTGCAATTCTGAATGAGCGAATTTTATTCGTTGCATCTGGAAGCTCTTTGCCAGTCATAGACTTGCGCGTGATCTGCAAAGAGTCTCGCTGTTATTCTGAAGCCTCGTCAATTGAGCCATCTAGCTACGGCGGCAAGGTAATTTCTGACGCCATCATCGCCGCAATCTTGGAGAGTGAAAAATGAAAACAATTGCACAAATGATTATCGATAACGCACCCGCTGCCGACCGGCTGCACCATCGGCGGCGATGCGGACTTGCATGAACAACGCCCCGCAGATAGTAGCCAGCTCGCAATGCGTATCTAGCGCGACCGCGAACCCTGCGGATTCGTTGCTTGAGCATTACCGCTCGCAAGGTTCCGCGCTAGTTTATGGATATGTTTCAAGGCCAGATTGCCCCGTCGATATTGACCATATTTCGTGGGATGAGGATTGCTATCAGGCGAAGAAGCGGGCGAAGGCTGAGTATTTTCGGGATCGTTGAAATTAAACAAGGAGAATAAATTGGCAAACGCAAAATATGAATTACTGGAAAACGACACCAAGGAATTCCTTGGAAGAAAGCTGTATCGCATTCGCGCTCTTGTTGCGGTTGGCTTATATGTCGCAGCAGGTGATCTTGGTGGATATATTGAAAGCGAAAAAAATCTTTCGGCTACTGGGACATGCTGGGTGCGCGGCTCTGCCATTGTGCGCGGCTCTGCCATTGTGCGCGACTCTGCCACTGTGCGCGGCTCTGCCATTGTGCGCGACTATGCCATTGTGTGCGGCTCTGCCATTGTGCGCGGCTCTGCCATTGTGCGCGGCTCTGCCATTGTGTGCGACTCTGCCACTGTGTGCGACTATGCCACTGTGTGCGGCTCTGCCATTGTGTGCGGCTCTGCCATTGTGCGCGACTCTGCCATTGTGCGCGACTCTGCCACTGTGTGCGGCTATGCCACTGTGTGCGGCTATGCCACTGTGTGCGGCTTTGCGGAAATCAAAAAATCGCTTGATATTCAATGTTATCAAGGCGTCGGAAGTGAAAACGGCACATTGACGGCGTATCGAACAAAAACAGGTATCGAATTAGCTCGCGGGTGTTTTCAAGGAGATCTTCTGAGATTCCGCGATGCCGTTCATCAAAAACATGGATCATCAAAAATTGGTAAACATTACCTCGGAATATGCAATCTGATTGCATTTTGGTTTGACATGCCGGATCAAATCGAACCATGATTTCCGCAAACACAGTAATGCGCCGATGCCACGGCGATTGGCAAGAATGGTTTAAGAAACCAGAAGGAGACAAAAATGTACCCGCAATCGAAAAACCTATATCATCTATATGTGATGCGCAAGACGTACAAGAGCATGTCTTTTCAACAGTGGTTGAAGGCGCGTTTGGAGTTGGGATTAATTAACTAACGGAGAGAGAAATGAAACCACGTAATTTTCCTGCAAGAAAACTGGCTCGGCATCTTGGCGCGAAATTCGGCGTATCAATTGGCTAGATTGATGAGAAGCACGAAAACTGAAAAATAGGAGGATTGAATGCATACGAAATTGCCTTGGAGTTTTGACAAATACGGCGGAATTGTCGGCGATAATTTGCAGCGTCGTGTCTGGCGCATGGGGTTTATGTTTCTTGATATTGCGCTCATGCGCTACTGTATGCCCAGCCAATATTTTTCGGACGGCTCCTGTCGCCATTTTGTACTTGCGCGCAAAGTGCTTGAGCGTATGGCCGTGTACGCCATGCTGATAGTTTTGGCAGATGTCGTCTATTGCGGATTGAGTGATTGAGATCATGATTTCTCCCGCAGACAGAATTGATTGAGATATGCCAGCGTTTCGGTTTGCAACTTTGGCGGCAGGAGCTTGAACTCGGAAACTACAGACGCGGCGCGTAGGCGGTTTTGTTCGGTTATCTGCGCATGTAACATCGCAGCAAAATCGCCGTCAGCAGCACTGAAAATATAATCGGATTCGTTCATTTCATCTCCCAGTCAGCACCGCGCTCACTCAAATATTCATCGAGTTCACGCGCCTTTTTCTGCACGCAAGATTCACAAATTCCAGCCTGGTCAATCGGCAGCCGATATCGATAAATTTTGGCATTTATCCCTTGACAGCAAGTAGTCTATCCCCTATACTTCAAAGCAAGTAGAGGGGATAAATCATGAAATACACGTTCAAACAGTTCCAAACCGAATACCCAACGGACGATGCTTGCCTTGACGCGATCATGGCGCGTAAGTTTGGCAATAAGCCGACTTGCCCAGGCTGTGGTGTAGTCGATACAAAATTCCACCGCATTACAGGCCGTCGCGCCTACGCTTGCCAATGGTGCGGACATCATGCCTATCCGTGCGCTGGAACCCCATTTGAGAAGTCCACAACTGCTTTGACTCTGTGGTTTCATGCTATGTACCTCATGACTGCAACTCGCAATGGCGTATCTGCAAAAGAACTTGAACGGCAACTTGGCGTAACCTATAAAACTGCATGGCGTATCGGCCATGAACTTCGCAAACTCATGGGCGGAAAGAACGATACCAATCCCCCAATGTCCGGCCATGTTGAACTTGATGAAACTTATGTCGGCGGCAAAGAGAAGAATAAGCACGCCAACAAACGCACAAAAGGCACTCAAGGTGCTGGCTCCGCAAAAACCAAGTCTATTGTATTCGGTGCGCTTGAACGCAACGGAAACATCAATTGCCAAGTCGTTACCGACACAACACGCAAAACCCTAGAGCCAATCATTCAAGCCACCGTTACCAAAGGGGCTACGATCAGCACCGATGAAATGGTCAGCTATAAACAGCTTCCGCGCCTTGGCTACAAACACGGAACCGTTCAGCACGGCATCGAACAATACGTAAATGGCATCCACCACATCAACGGTACAGAGGGTTTCTGGAAGCACTTGAAATGCGGCATCACCAGCACTCACATTCACGTATCTCCACAACATCTTCAAAAGTACGTCAACGAATTCAGCTTTCGCTATAACAACCGCCATGATCCTGCCGGAATGTTCAAGCAGCTTATTGCTTCCCTTTGACTGCCGCGTCGAGAAGATTGTTAAAGTCTTCTCGATGATCCGGGTTTTCCAAAGGCGATAGATCTATAGAATGATTTTTAGAATCAGTTTGTCCCGGTGCCCACGCTTTATCTTTTATCCATTTTTGCTCTACGTTATCCATGAATTCTGTCACTTCCACTGATTCAAATAACTCAGATAATTTCCATGCTGGCACTACGCACATCATTCCGGTATTTGATTTAACAAAATTTCCGTGCGCGCCAATTCTATCCCCAGAAAAATCAACAACTTCATCTATGCTTGTTAAGTGACCCCAATCAATGCCCAATAACCAAGGCCCTCTAAAACTGGAAACTTTTAATTTGCTTGGCTCATATTTTTCTGGTCGAGAGGAAAAAGGTAAAATATGAAGGAAAACTGGCGCTCCGCTATATCCTCCAATTGACTTCGCTTCGATAAGAAAACTTTCTTGCTCAAATCCTGTGTTCTGCCTTATTTTATCCCCAGGCATTTGCGCAATGCTTCCAAATCTTACGCTAGGAGAATTTTTCTGAATTCCTTCGTGATTGATAAATCTTCCAACGACAAATATATCGTCTCCAATCCCGATATCCTCCTTATCAATTAGTTCTTTTGTGATGAAATTTGATGGCGATACCGCCGCAAATTTATGTGTACCCCTATCTAAATTAATAGCACAAACTGCTATATCATCACCATCTGGATGCGCTATCCACTGTTCTTCTTTTAGGTCTATAACTGACACATTACCGTCTTTAGTATTTAATCTAACAACGGGAGCTTCTTTTATAACGTGTCTATTGGTGACCACAAAATGCACCCCCATACCACTTTTTATATCAGACTTGAACGGAATTGCGACCACAAATCCACTTCCACCGGCCCTCTCGCCATCCTCTGCATCATCTTTTGTTCTATATAGATAAACAACACAATCAAGGAAAACATCGTGTATGCGCGGCATTTGGCAGGCTTTCAAAAGGTTGTACGGATAACCGATGAAAGTATATTTTGTTCCGCGATTATTTGATATACGCGGCAGTTCAATCGTATTATTTAACATTTCTTGCTCCTCCATCATTACTTGTCATGAGGGGATAAATGCCTAAATTTTCCCTTGCGGGTTTTGACAGTGCATGCAGGTCATTTAAAGCATTCCTCGTCGGCTTTGAGCTTGCCTTTCGAGATAGTCTGAATCGCTAACTGTGCCGTTCTGGGTATCGCCTGGCTATGCGCCCAATTTTTTATCGTTTGATGCGACATGCCAATGGCAGCAGCCACTTTAATTTCACTGCCGTAAAAGTCGATTAATTCTTGCATGGTCATGGTATTTCCTCCGTTTCATTACATCCTATATGTGCGTCGCAAGCATGTCAAGTATTTTTAATATATTTGCAAAAAGAAGTTGACGCGGCCTCCGTAATGAATAATACTGTCTCACATCGGCAGCACAAACCACCGGGAGAATCGAAATGAGAACGAAAGATATCTGGTGATTAATTTAATAAATGGAGAAAATTTTGAAAATCGAAATCAAAGACAGATTCAATGAACTGGTACTTTTTGCGCATGAGGCCGAAGAGAACTCGCTGAAAATCACTTTGTTGATGGCATTGAAAGCCGGCGCGGACCTGCACGGCGCGAACCTGGGCGGCGCGAACCTGCGCGGCGCGGACCTGCACGGCGCGGACCTGCACGGCGCGGGCCTGGGCGGCGCGAACCTGCGCGGCGCGAACCTGGGCGGCGCGAACCTGCGCGGCGCGGACCTGCACGGCGCGAACCTGGGCGGCGCGGGCCTGCGCGGCGCGAACCTGCGCGGCGCGGACCTGCGCGGCGCGGACCTGGGCGGCGCGGGCCTGCGCGGCGCGAACCTGCGCGGCGCGGACCTGCGCGGCGCGGACCTGCACGGCGCGAACCTGGGCGGCGCGAACCTGCGCGGCGCGGACCTGGGCGGCGCGGGCCTGGGCGGCGCGGGCCTGCGCGGCGCGAACCTGCGCGGCGCGGACCTGCACGATTTAAAACTCGTTGGCGACCGTCCTTTTATTCAACTTGGCCCAATCGGTTCGCGCAACGATTATTTACTCGCATTCATTACCGATAAGGGCGTTCGCATTCGCGCCGGTTGCTTTTTCGGAACCCGCGACCAATTCGAGTTGAAGCTCGCTGAATCACACCGCATGAACGAACACGGAATCGAATATCTCGCTGCACTTTCATTTATCGATGCTCATGTTGAATTGTGGTCGCCGAAGGAAGAAAAGGTGGCGGCGTGATTTCCGCGAATACAGCAATGCGCCGAAGCCACGGAGACTGGCAAGAATATACCCACTACCGCATTTACAAGGAGTGAATCATGAACCCTCTCGACTACGCAATGTCCGCTCTAATCGTCTTCGCCTTGCTCTGCATCGCCGGCAAGATGGATCAAGACGACGCGCAGGTTATCGCTGCGCACAAGTCCGAGACTGTCGCGGCGGCGCGGCAGGAAGCGCACGAGAAGGCAGTCAGGCTCCGGCATGATGGATTACTGGATGACGCAAATCGCATGCTATGGCCGATAGGTCAGGCGCATGAACCACAACCAACGAAGGAGTAATAAAATGGGATGCGATATTCACCTGTACAAAGAAAAACAAATCGACGGCAAATGGGTAACTGCTGACATTTGGAGCGATCCATATCAAGAAGGTTTGACGGTCGCATTTCAAGACCGATTTACTGGTCGAAATTACGATCTGTTTGCATTGCTGGCAAAAGGCGTGAGAGGCAAGTTTTCTTTTTCTTTTTTGCCTCGCGGCCTGCCATTCAATGTATGCGATGCGATCAAATCCGAATCTGATTCGTGGGATGTCGATGGGCATAACCACAGCTATCTGTATTTGCATGAATTACGCGACTTGCAGACATTTTTGCCTACGGCGGTTATCCCGGTATCTGGCATGAAAGACAAAGAGGGATTGGCAGCATTGCATGCATCCATTGCTAGCGATGGCGACACCGATTGGAATTTGCTTTATCCAGACTGCGGATGGACGAATTCAAAGGATGCCGTCGAATTCTCCGTAGATGTCCCGGCTGAATTTGTTATCGGTGGAAGCATCAAGGAAATCATCATCGGATTTGATGGTATCGATGGTGAAAATCACCGCATTGTTTTTTGGTTCGATAATTGAAATAATGCTTGACATCCGAAAGCTGGTTTGCAAAAATATGCATTAATCCTTGGAAGGGATGTCTATGAACCCGCTTCGATCTACGTGCTATTCAGAAAATCCGAAAGGCTTTTCCACTCCCTTCCAAGAGAGTAGTGCGTAGTTCTAAGCGGGTTTTTCTTTTGGAGAATCAAATGGAACAAGAAACAATCGAAATGCAAGAAGTAGAAATGACTGAACAACTGCAACACAAGGCCCCGACAGTTCAACAGCAGCGCGCTGTCACGACGACCGCAACACCTGGCGATCTATTGCGTTACGCGATGGAAAGCGGGGCCGATCTTGACCGCCTTGAAAAACTCATGCAAATGCAACTCGCATGGGAGGCGAACGAAGCCCGCAAAGCCTATGTCGCGGCGATGGTCGAGTTCAAGAAAAAACCGCCCGAAATATTCAAAGACAAGCATGTGAGTTTCGATACTCAAAAGGGAATGACCGAATACGATCATGCGACTCTTGGCAACGTGGTGGAAGATGGTCGCGGCGAGGTTTCTGCGATTAATACCTGGCCGGAACGGATTTGGCTGAATTTCAGCAGTGACGTGGTTCCTGAGAATATGAGAATGAAGATCAAGCCGATTGGGTGGATTCCCCCTTCAGGGATTCGGATATCGAATACATCCGCGCCGATCTCGTTGCGAAAATGATCACGGAAGCGAATCTGCAAGCGCTTGCTGACCAGGCGCAGGAATTGGACGCAGGGAGCAGTCAACGAGTTACTCGGGGAAAGGTGGAAATCAAATGACAATCAAACTGACCTCTGCGCAACGCAAATTTTTGAGATTATATTTGTGTGAATTGCCTGCAGAAGTTCCAAATGAAGAGAAATCCAATTTCATTAAATTTGTTTCTGCGCAAAATTATGATGGACCAGCATCATATGGTCAATGTTTGATTGCCCGCAATTTGCAAATAAAAGGATTGTTGTCCGAATGTGTCCCGCATGGAATGATTGGCACCGACTATCTGCTAGTTAAGTTCAACACTGCCGGTGCGGAAGCTATATGGTTTGTACATAATCATTAAGAATGGAAAATCAAATGAACGACACTAAGACGCTGCCGGAATTGCCAAAGACCATCTACTTAGCTTGCGATTTATACGACGCCGACCAAATGCGCGCCTACGCAACTGAGGCGGTCAAGCAAGCGCTCGCGCAATCGCATCCCACTACAACGCAACCAACGGGGTCGTTGAACTTGCCGGATTTGTCCACGGTAATAACATGGATGGAAAACGGTTGCTCCGATATAGAAGCGATAAAGGAATTGCGCCTCTATCAAAAGCAGATCGATGCGGCGAAGCAAGCGCACGCGCTGCCCTAGCTAATGCGCGGGTCGTCTTGGATATTGCGATAGCTGAATCTGATGACCCAAAAACGTCACCGAACTGAGCAACGTATTCATCCGACTGCTTTGGCAAAACATGGCTACGAAAAAGCGCGGCGCATTGGAATGCTTGCAATGGTCGGAGGTAAGCATAAAACTCGTATTCGTAACTCAACGCCTGTTTGTTTCCGAGAAATATTGATTTCGATTGCTCGTCTTGTGGAGTCAGTCCCATGTTGGTAAACACACTCAAATCCGGATACCTATAATTAATTGGAGAATAAAATGACAAACGAAGTTGCAACAACCCAACAGGACGCCGGCAGCTTAGTCGCTGTAATGCAAAACAGCCTATACCCAGGTGCATCCAAGGGTAGCGTGGAATTGGTTCTTGATTATTGCCGAGCCGCCAAACTCGACCCGCTGCAAAAGCCCGTACATATTGTGCCAATGTGGGATCGTGCTTCAAATTCTATGCGCGATGTCATCATGCCGGGAGTCGGACTATACCGAACACAAGCAGCGCGCAGCGGGCAACTCGCCGGAATCAGTGAGCCGGAATTTGGCCCGATGGTTGAATTTGATCTTGATCGCACAAAAATCAACGTCCCGGAATGGTGCAGAGTAGTTGTTAAGCGCCAAATGGCGAATGGCGCAATTGCCGAGTTCGCGGCTGTCGAATACTGGATCGAGAACTATGCTGTAAAAGGCGGCAAAGAAAAGTCGATTGCACCAAATACGATGTGGCAAAAGCGCCCGCGCGGCCAGATTGCGAAATGCGCCCAAGCCCAAGCGTTGCGTATTGCATTCCCAGAAATGACCGGCAGCGCGCCGACCGCTGACGAAATGGAAGGTAAGACATTCGACATCGGCGAAGTTGATATTACACCAAAGCAGGAAGTGAACGCAGAGGTCAAAAAGCCGGAATTCCTAGCGTCAGAAAAGTTCGACGCGAACAAGGAAACGTGGCGCAAGTTGATCGAAACGAAGAAAAAGACGATCGATACGCTGATCGTGTTCTTGGACTCCAAAGCGCCTTTGACTGAATCGCAAAAGTCGGAAATCAAGTCGTGGGAATCGCCGGTTATCGATGATGTTGTCGATGCTGACTTCGATGATACTTACGTGCCGGAATAGGAAATATTATGAAAATTCACAACCTTATGCAAGGGTCGCCGGAATGGCATCAATTCCGCTTGAATCATTTCGGCGCTAGCGAAGCAGCCGCGATGTTAGGCATTTCATCGAAAGTGAAACGATCCGAACTTCTGCGCATGAAGCATTGCGGCATAGCTAAAGAGTTCAGCGATTGGATCCAAAGCAATATTCTCGATTACGGACATGAAGTTGAAGCGATGGCGCGCCCGATCATAGAGGCAACCGTAATCGGCGACGACCTGTATCCGGTAACTTGCTCCGATGGAAAATTATCGGCATCGTGTGATGGCCTAACTATGTCTGAAGAAGACGCATTCGAGCATAAGCAATGGAACGAAAAACTTGTGGCATCCGTATCGGCCGGCGAACTCCCCGAAGAGTTTATGCCTCAGTGCCAGCAGATCCTTATGATAACTGGTGCGAAGAGGGTAGTTTTCACTGTGTCCGATGGCACTCCTGGAAAGATGGTCTATATGGACGTTTTGCCGGATGAAGCCTGGTTTGATCGGCTTCGTGCTGGCTGGGCGCAATTTGAAAAAGATTTGGCCGTGTACGTTCCGACCGTCATTGCTGAAAAGCCGCAAGCAGAGCCGACAATGGCCCTCCCCGCTCTTTTCATTCAAGCGCGAGGAGAAGTGACGACGAATAACATTGAGGCGTTCGGAGCCGCTAAAACCGCGTTCCTTGCATCCATCAAAACCACGCCGGTAACTGACCAGGATTTCGCAAATGCAAAAGAGGCCGGGAAGACCTGTCGCGAGGCCGTCGAAAAATTGGAGATGGTCAAACAAGCGATGCTTTCGCAAACTGTAACTATCGGCGAAGCTGCTGCACAGATTGATTTGTGGAAAGAAGAATTTCGCTTGGCCGCATTGGATCGCGAAAAAGTCGTCGAACGTGAAACCGAAGTCCGTCGGCTGGCAATTTTCAATAAAGCCAAAACGGAATACGCCGAACATATTGCAGCGCTTGAACTTGAAACGATCCCAATACGAATCACTGTCCTAGCGCCAGACTTCGCGGTAGCAATGAAGGGCAAGAAGTCCATTAAGGGCTGGCAGGATGCCGTCGATACGGCAATGGCAAATGGCAAGATTGCCGCTGATTTATCAGCAAAGGATATTCGTGCAAAGCTCGCATGGTACAAGGAAACATCAGCGGGATTTGGGCTCCTGTTCGCCGACTTGTCGCAAATCATTGTGAAGCCGATGGATGACTTTCAATTGATTGTGACTACTCGCATCGATGCGCATAAGAAAACCAAGGCCGACGAATTGGAGTCATTGCGCGTCAAGATTCAAAAGGAAGTGGAAGATAAAGCAACGGCAAAGGCAGCAGCGGAAGCCAAGGAAAGGGCCGACGCTGAGGTTGCTGCGCAAGTGATTGCCAATCAATCTATCGAAGTGGCAATCGCTCCCGTTACGTTTGCCCAGGCAATCGATGCAGTTGCGCCGGCGCAAATTCGTCAATCGTTTTACGGGACTTCGGCCCCGCGCACTGTCAATGCGTCGAAGTCATCGGCATTGGTCAATCTCGGCAACATCAATACCGAACTTGGCTTCATGGTGACTGCTGATTTTCTTAACCGGCTTGGCTTTTCCGCAGTTCAACAAAAGAATGCGAAGCTATACTACGAAACAGACCTGTCAAGCATCTACGCAGCGATCATTCGGCATATTCAAACTGTCGCGGCGAAGACCATCAAATCCGCAGCTTAACAACATTGGAGATTCACATCATGGATAACGAAATCAAGCAACGCCCGACATTTGACATGATCGAAGTCGTTAGCAGTCAAGTAAAGAGTATCGGCCACGACTTGGCAACCAACACGCTGGCCGTGCAATTCCCGGACAAGAAAGACGGATCTCCGGGATCGCTTTATCATTACGCCAATTTTACGGAAGACGAATTCGGGCAATTCAAGAATGCCGAATCTGTTGGATCGTTTTTTATCAATCGCATAAAAAAATTCCCTGATCTTTTCCCTTATGTGAAAATAGGTTAGTAAAATGTCTAACCCATCCAACCGTTACCCGGTAATCAGCGAAGCCGAAATCGACGCCCATATCAACGAATCCAAACGACTGCAAGAGGAAGCAATCGAAGAGGGATAAGGAGATTTCCTCTCTACTTGCCGAATACGAATTAAAAATCTGGAACGAGGCTAAAAATGGATAACAAACTGATTGAATTACCGGAATCACTGAAGGATGCGACGGAAGTGCGCGGGTTATCTGGAGCGCCTACATTATCCTGCCCGACAACGGTAGCGCAGCCACCAGCCATTGTCGCATGTTGCACGTCGCTTTCCAGGGCAGAGTTTCATGATACTGCATGGGCAATTTATCACGCAAAGACACTCGATGATTCGATGCTGGCAAAGATGTCCATTCACTCAATGAGGGCAATATTTGATGCGATCTACGACGCTCTCCCGAAGGTATCCCCGCAGCCGCTAGATGAAGCGCAGGAACGGGAGCGGCATATGCTTTCAGCTATGGAAGATGCTTACGAAGAAGGGTTGTCGTGGTTTTCAATCGTGGAAGCTGGGCGTGTTGCGAAAGAGTTTTGGTGCACCTGTGCAGGGAGGAATCCATGACTGAGAATCAATTACGCGCAGCACTGAAATACGCATTTCAGCTAGGCCAAACATACTGGCAGCAAGCTGACAGTGAGTCGTACAGTGAAAATAAAAAGTCGGATAAAACGGCTGAACTGTTTAGGATGTTCGTAGATGATACCGTGGACAATGACTTGAAAACCAGCAAAGCGTATGATGCCAAATATTATTCTGCCAGAGCGTGCAGAATGAAACTCCCGCCAGTTCCTAACGAGGCCGATCGTTCTCCAGTGGCTGGGCCAGCCTACTTTGATTACAATGATATGGATGCCTACGGTCTGCTATGTTACAACGCAGCTATAGCGGAACCATGCCCGTATTGCTTTGCGAATGACAATAAGGTATTTGAGTTGCGCAAGGCATTTGATGCTCTACGCGACTTGCTGATTGAGGCAGAAAGTAGCTATACACCTGACGCAGAAACCGAGTTGATCGTCTTGCAGGATTTCTATTTGGTTGTTCATGCGATTGTTTATACAAACCTAAAGGAGAGAAAATGAAACACTGCACAATGAACTGTGGAGCAAGCACAAAAAATCCGAAGACCCAAGCCGAGATGATGAAAGATTGTGCCGACTGCATTGACGATGATTATGTCGTTACCGGACTCAGAACAGCGGTTGATACTCTGTGCGCAATGATTGAGACTTCGCAAAAGACGATTGCGAGTTTGTTGGATAAATTACCACCCGACCGCGCGCCTATCGAGCAACCAGCCGAGCATGAGGCGGATAAGTTGAATGCGGAACGGGATGCTGCGATTAACGCTCTGTTTGTCGAAATGGATGAAGGGTTATCGGCAATCCCCTTAGAAGGGCGGCGGCATATTTATGCTGAAGTATTGGGAAAAATCCGCGCTCTCGTGGCGCAGCAGAAAGGCAATCATGAGTGACATTAATTTCGTACTGGATGTGGAGGATGCTCGCATGCTGCGTGACATCCTACAGATCGAGGCAACTGGGTATATATTATCCCCGTCGCATGAGGCAGAAAGTTCTGTTGAGGGTAGGCTTGAGATTTTAACCACCCATAATGGATCAAAATTTGTTGTTTATGATGTGATTGATAATAGATCGGTATCATGTGAAATACCAATTGAATATTTGGATATTGCACATAGAAATTTCAACAAAAGAGTTGAAGTAATTGGGGTTGTAAAATTTAGAAAGGATGGGATGCCTGTAAGCGTGAAAGCGTCAAAAATTATTCCATTCCCAAACTCAGAAGAAATTCCAAGCCTTGAAAGAATGCGGTGGCTTCTTAATGGTGGAGCTATCGCATGATACATGTTTGAATCTGCGCACCCTGTTGCAAGCGCATGCGAAGGAGGGAAATAATGAGCAAACTGCGTGAATGCCCGATGTGCAAGGGCAAGGAAATTTACTTTTCCGAAGGTGACACACATCGCTGGATGAATATTGCCTGCAACTGCGGGGTTAAATTCGAGGTTGCGAAGGCTGATAGCGCGAAGCCTGCCGGGCACTCTGTGAATACCGTGGACGCTATCAAGCAATGGAATGACCGCGCACCCGATCCACAAGTTGCGAAGTTGCAGGAACAGGTGCGAGTGCTGCGCGAAGCTTTAGCCGGATCAATGAAAGTTATTACATTGGTAGCGCAAACGAAAGATGGTAGCACAGCCGTATATTTGGAATCTCGGAGAGGCCATTTTATTGAATGCGCAACAACACTACAATCATGTGAGTCTGCGCTCGCAGCAACCGCTCCGAATGGGGAAGGCCATGCCGCATAAAATATATCCACCAGACTTTGCTACATTGATTGTAGAAGGGTCATGCGTCGGCAAAAAATATCAGCCTTCCAATGGCACTGAAGGCGAGATTTTCATCAATAGTTGGTGCGGCGAATGCGCAAGAGATAAATCTATACGCGAAGGAGTTGAGTTCGATGAGTGCGATGATAACGAGGTTTGCAAGATTATCGGAAACACGTTTGCATACCGAGTAGACGAACCGGAATATCCGATTGAATGGCAATATGGGAAAGATGGACAACCATGCTGCACGGCTTTTATTCCTGCAGGTCAACCGATACCGCCTGGAAAAGACGAATTTACCGCTGATTTATTTGGCGAAGAAACCGCGCCGGATGAATCAGCGCCACGACATTCCTACTAATCTGGTGCATCGCTTTGCCGCTGTTCTGTCTTTTTGTCGGAGTGTTTATTCGGCTGGAAGTAGGCGAAGGCGAACATAGGGAAATACCAGAGCAAGGCGAATAAAATCATGTCTGCGGGAACAACTTGAGATAGCCAGGATATACCGCGTCCGACATGTGCCATTCGGTCGGGATAGCGTCTTTCAAACCGCCCGGCGCATATTTCAAATCCAGTTGCGGATACGTCGCTACCCACGGAAACGGCGGCAAATCGACGATAAAATCCGGCCCGTTGCGCGTTGAAGTGACGATGTTGATGACACGGTTCTTGACCTGCCGCTGCGCCCAATCCGAGTATTTCTGCCAGCCGAATCGAGCCGCTTCAAACATGGACAGCGTGGTCTTGTGGCCGTCGAGCGCAAACAGCGATGCCAGCGCGTCAGCGAGGCTCCCAGCACGCGAGTGACCTTGAATGGCTATGTCCTTACCTGAAGCAAGCGCAAGCGGCTTGACGACCGCATAGATAGCTTGCGCTGCTTCCAGAAACTCGCCGTGGACGCCACCCCATACTGAATGGTTGATAGGAATGAAATTGGCATCATCTTCCCAGCCTTGCCAGTCGTATGTCCCTTCCGGTGTGATTGTGAAGGTATCTGCGATGGTCTTGATGCCGACGATATCGTCACCGATATTCAAAATATGATCGAAATAATTGGCGCGGCTACCATCATCGTAAATCTTGATTAATGCCAGCCACGCGGCGTATTGACGTGAAATCATTTTGCGGGTACGGCAGGAATGGCGGCGGCTGGCTGAATCGCGGTAGTCTGCACCGACATGTTTCCACTCGGCAGGATCGTCGTCACCCCGACATTGGGGACCGGGCAGGCCATGAATACAGCATTAACTGCATTCGGGCTTCCCGACGTGCTGGAAATCCGTTGCAACGCCCCTATGTTAATCGCGCACGAACCGTCCAGCCAACCGCGAAGCTTGATATCGTCAAGCTCTTGCGTGTTCTTTTTTGCCCCGGCATAGTCCGACATGCCGGTGGTGAGTGCAGTTGCGTTCCACGCGTTGACGGTTCCGCAGCCGGTGAGCGATACGGCAAGCAGTCCGGCAATGGCGGCGCTGATAATCAAGTTACGTTTGTTCATGGTATCCCCTTAGTGTCTTTCGACGGTTACGGTGCAATTTTGATTGCCCCAAAAATCAGTAGTGCATGTGCGCGTTTCGGTGCGCGTCGGCTCGTTAGGCGCATCAAGAATCGACATGACATCAAGAGCCGCACCGATGCCCGCGCCAACGTCAGCAGCGTCACTCACGGCGTCCTGCTTGCATTGAACGTCGTTCGGATCGCACATGCTTGCGCAGCCAGACAGCAGCCAGGCAAGAGCAAGAATGATTGCCAGTGCTGGCAGATAGACTGTGTGGTGATATTTCATGGCTATCCCTTTGTGACGGTTGTTGGTGCTGCCGCGACATTCTGCGGCGGCACAGGATTTGCGATATTGGCCGCGTCGGTTGCGCGATTCGCCGCAGACGTGATTGCATGATTGGCTCCGAGCGCAGCCAGTGCGCCGGTAATGACGGCGATCAACCCCCCGACCGGAGCCTTCCCGACCCAGGCGAATGCCGCGTAGACGAGAATCAAAAAACCGTAGGCGATGTAATTCCAGAACATGGTTTCCTCACTTTGAAATGTGGATGTGGAAAGCAGTAGGCAGAGCAATGGCGACCGTCTTTCGACGACAGCGCCATGCGCGCCACCAATGCGCTACCCGGCGCATTACGATACCGTTACGGTGATAGTTTGCGGGATTGCGATTTCCACTTTGGGCGCGAGAACATCGAATGGTGCCGATACGATCTGCGCACCGAGAGATGCGCCCGCGCCGTCCAATGCTTGCGCCGTGACGGTGTAGCCTGTGCCGTCCTGTACGTTGGCAAATGTTGCGGTATCCACGCCAACCGCAAGAGTTTGCGGGGGAATGACGGTAGCGCCTGCGGGAGCGACAAGCGTTACTACTGTGCCGGACGTGGTTGTTGATGCCGGAAATTGTGAAGCTGCGACGGCGATTGTTACGGTTACTGTAGACATGCTGAAATCCTTTTAAGTGGGTTGATGTACGTCGTACTGCTGTAAATTGCGCGCCTTGATTTCGTTGGCGATCATCTGACCGTATCCCGGTGTGGTACTGTAGCCAGCCGCACCAATGGCGATTGCCTGACTAGGTCCATCGGCAGCATTCAGCGCGGCGAAATAACGCGTAGGCTTGCCGTTGTTTGCAAGAAAGGCGGCATGATCGGCGATGCTTTCCGCTGAGCTTGGATAGGCGCGAAACTTTTCCTGTTCCGGCGTATCGACGCCATGCACGTATTCGTGCGTCGATTCCATTACTGTCGCGCCAGGCCAGTTGAATGCCTGAATACCGTACAGATTATTGCCAGGTGCTTTCGTGCCCCACGCCGACTCGAAAATGGCCTGTGCGATGGATACGCTCGCAAACACGCCCCATTTTTTCTGCGCAGCCTGTGCGCCAGGGACTAAGCTGGCGATGAAATCGTTTTGCTGTTGCGGTGTCATTTTGAAATTACCTCAAGAATTTGTTTCCACGAAATTTTGTCACCGTGGTACATGGCTGTAGCGATGGCGATCACGATTAAAATCGGCGCAAGCAACTTCGATAAACTACTTGCCCATCGGACTCGCCCGGCAACAAATGCCGCTGTAAGTCTACCCCAAATCGATACTTTTTTGCCGAATTTTGAAATCTTTACAAGGTCAGCAGTATCGTCGGCTGTTTTCTGCGCAAGCACTGCGGTTTGCTTTGTCAGCTCGGTATTCTCGGAAAGCGCCGATGTCAATGTCTCGATGTGCCCGGTCAATTTCGTGACGTGCCCGGTCAGTGTTGCGACATCGCTCTTGATTTCAGTGAATTGCTTTTTACCTTCTTCGAGGCTTTCCATCGTGAATTCCTGAAATTGATCGTGCGTCATGGTTGATCGCGGATTTTTCCGGCGTTCCGGATCGTGAGAGAATGCGTTCATGTGGACTCTTCGTCAGGCGAAAATACGAAATCTGTTTTTTGAAATTTCTGCATCTGGAATGTTGGCCCATCCAGACAATGAATTCCGTGATCCGCGCCGGTGTGGTGCTTCTTGCACAGCACTACGTTGGCGTTCCATTTGCTGTCAATGAATGTTTCAGGATGCGCCGGATCGAATGAAGCCCAATCGAAATCTGGCACGGCGAGCGCAACTTTTGCCCAATCCACGCCCAAGCTGTCGCACCATTCGACATGCGCATGATGTAGTTCAAGCGGGTGATTATGATCGCAATGTCCGTTATCGACCGAGCATTTCGCCACTGGATTGTCTTTGATAAGCAGCTTGCGTGTATGCTCGAAAACAGGCGTATTGCTGCGATCTGGGTGATCTGGCGCGAAGACCTGAATCGTGAGCGTGCGTTTGAGTAAATGTTCGTTTGTCGGTGCATTCACAGCGGAACCCCTTTCAAATCCATATCGGTGATTTCAAAAATAGAACTGCCATCTCGATTACTTGAATATGCTTCAAATAGAATCCACTTTGACGAAGCGGAACTAGCCGGAGGCGCGGGAAAATATCTCGCAAAGAGTTGCTTGTATTCGATGCTGTAGTACTGCCATTCTGAAGTAAGACTCGGGATGCCAATCTGATGTCCGTCAACGATGGCTTGGCAAATCGGGGAAGATTGAATGCAACCGTTTGAATAGAACAAATCGGAGTTCGATATGTGGCTATCGCCCTGGTCGTAGATCGCAACTCCTAGAACGTCGGTGCGCAGAATATTGCCAGCGGCATCAAAATATTGAATCGCCACATCGTTGTCGATGAGGTTCGTTGGATATGCCGCGCATCCTGACGTAGTAGATATCGAATCCAGTTTTGCCGAAAACGATCCTGTAATGCTAGCAAATTTTTCGATGTCGTATTCGGATTTGAATACGGTATTCGGAACCGTGATTGGATTACTCCAACCAGGCCATTGGGCAAGGTTCCGATTAGGGTCAACATATGAAACCGAGACCTCGCGCAATACGCAATCCGCGCCGTTGGCTTGCGCGTCGTCTGTTATTCTGAGTGTCATCTGCGCGCCGGAACCGCCGCTCAAGACCTCAACATTCCAACCGGGCGATTGCTGAAAATGCGCAGCATCCCATCCCGCAGTATTGTTATAGAACGAGGGGGAATGCCAATTCGGAGTTTCCAATGTGCCGTCTGTGCATTTTTCCAGCACATTGGAAATTGGATTTCCTACATTGCCGGATTCGGACATATCTACAAGCTGCGACACGTCGCAAATCCCGTATTTATCCCCATCCTGCGGCGTTGATGCGCGATATATTGGTCCTGGATTCCATAGCATCTCAACGAATTGCGCAGGAGTCGAAACTACTTCCGAAGTCGAACCGCCGCCGCCACATGCGCTCAAGCACAAAGTGATCGCGTATAAAAAAACGGCCAGCAGGCCGTAATAGTTTAGCATGATGATTCCTTATGGCATACCTAGTGCTGTCGCAATATTTTGTAGCCACTGGTCGAACGAAGCGCTAACATACATTGCGATGCCCTGTTGCCCGGTCAACCAAACTTGATTCGCCCCCCATTGCATTATGGGAGATGAAACTGTATTGTTTTCAAACCCACCGACACCGCTCGCATCAAACGATAAACTGACCTGTCTTCCGTTTCTAAAAATAGTCATTGAGCAAATATTAGTTGAGGCTTCCCCTGCAATTTTTGCAAACAGTGTTTTGTCTAGCGTCGAGTAATTCCAGCTTCCTCCTGCGGCCAATCCGATGCTGTTTAGCTTCAATTGGTTTTCAGCGACGACAATCGCTCCTGTAGTTGTCGATATGCTGAAATTCCACGTCCCATTCCACATAGTCAAATTACCAGAACCGATAGAAGATCGCTCCATTCGGACGTTGACAAGATTGACGGCACTTGATTCCGTTGGAATTGTATTCGTAGGCCCTGTGAATCCAGACCCTATTGCCGTGACTACGCCGGTCGTGTAATTAAATGTGCCGAGATATCCAACGCCCGCAGTTCCGGTTAATGCCACCACCCATACAACACCGTTAATGGTATCCAGAAAAATACCGCCGATGGCATTTGCGGCTGCGTTAATTGATGTCGGCAAACACGTATATAGCAGCACATTTGCTTTGCTATAGACCGCTACAGACGGAGACCCGGTTGGGACAACAAGACTACTGCCGTCATTCGCCGGCAGCGGTGCCGACCATTCTGCGCTTGCCAGGGGATAATTGCAATATACCGATGCCACACTTTGTGGAAATGGCGTGGCGATATTTGAGCCGCCAGAACCTAACAATACTGTCATTTTACTGCCCCATCGTTACGTTGATTATTTGGAGATTTCCGGTATTCGTGTCATTGACGTTTGCCGGCAACCGACTGAGAATGCAATTCACCCATCCTTCGGAAGTCAATGCAGATGATGGGATAATTGCCGTCACTGTTTGATAATATGATTCAGTCCCCGCCGCTATTGGCCCCGGAATGATATCGGTTGTTATTGTATATGACGGAGAAAGCAAATTGGCTCCTGTCATATTTTGGAATTTGAACTGAATGCAATAATTATTCCCAATTGCATCGCCAGTATATGCAATTTGCATTTTTATCGAATTCGCCAAATTCGTCGCAGTGGAAATCTGGAAAGACCAGAATACCGACTGAATCATGTTTTTTGAAAATTGAGTAACTGGCGTGTCGCCGACGATTTGCGCGCTTGCTGTTGCGCCATATCCTTGAAAAAATGGGACTTCGTATTGCCCTAAAAATTCAGACGTTTGCTGACATGCGCCGAATGTGCCAGCCGTAAAAAGATTGATCGCGGAATCGTAGAGAGCAAAAGCGTATGCAGTTTGCACACCGGCCACCGGCTCTTGAGCGCGCAAAACCGTTAGAGTATCACCAGATCGCGCCGTGCAATACATGATCTCAATATTAGCTGGATTCGATGCGCTGGTAACTGTGAGTGCGAATTGTTGCCCTGCTCCAAGAGTTGGAAATAAAGCCCCAGTCCCAGCAGTCAACGAAATCGATGTTGCCGTGTTTGTGATTGGCGCAGCCAATTCCGACACGGCATTATTTGAAGCCAGAAAAATACTCATGTGTTCACACTCACTACGGCTTGATATTGGAAAGGAAATTCTATAACGCGAGAATTAAGCGCCTCTTGTAAGACAATAGGGAGTTCGCCACTCAAATAGTTATAGACAGTTTGATCTATTTCGTTGAATTGCTTTTGATTGAATTGGAACGCATTAAAAATTGCGCCTCCATTTAATACCGCAACACCAGGAAGAATATTGATATAGACGATATTCGGCGCTCCGAATGTAACGCTAATCTGATACGTTTGATTGATCCCCGGATCGGTTCCGTTTGCCCCGGTTAAAAAACGCATGACGCGCCGCTTTAGCCATTCAATATTAAAAGTCTTCCCATCGCCTTTGTAGAGTTGCCATGTCATGCAACGCTGCATAATATCATCGGATACTAATGCACCGCCTAAAGTTGGGCGGTAGTATCCATATAAATTATTCGCAATCCAATCAAGCAAAGTCCCCGAAAGACCCGTATAAATCGGAAGTGAAATTTGATTGAACCATGACACATATTGCTGCGTCATCGCATTGGCAGCAGAAAAGAATGCCTGAATATTTTCGTCGTCTGAAAATTCGTAATAGACGTAGCACGGTATAGTCTGGCTTAACATGGCTATGCGTTCAAAACGGTGATGCCAGAATTAACGGCGAAAAAATAACTTTCCAAGTCACCATATATCAATTCATTTCCTCCGCTTGGCGCGGTCAACACGCCATTTATATAAACAGAGAAAATCAGCTTTGAAATACTGGATTCGGGTATCGATGTGGGGAGGGCGCTGATAAATGCGTCTTTCAATTGCAACAGACTCATCGGCTGTCCGACATAAACGGAATTTACATATGCAACTATTGACGGTTGAACTGCCGCCGCAACGGTAGCGGCAGGAACGAAATTCGGCGCAATGGATAGCCAGTTGATCGTCATCGTCACCGTCTGCTGCGGGGGATTGACGAAAACAATCGAATAGGTATCGGGGAAATAATTCAGCGATGTGATGATATTGCGTGGATTCGGCGTCAATGCACCGCCACTTACATACGCGCCAAATCCACCTGTGTTGATGTTCGTTTCAAATGTGGTCGGCGTTAAAACAGTAATTGTCATCGACACGCCGTTAATAGCGGTCATACCAATCACGCCAATCAATTCCAAAACTGCGCCGGTTGCAAGTCCATGCGCGAGATTGGTTGTCACTACGCCATTTGCCGCTTGCGTGATATTAGATACGGCAAGCTGTGATCCGGCCAATGTGCTAATGTCGAAAATTCCTGTCATGATCGCATTGGCGACTTGGTACGGATCGCCGCCGCCAACAATAATTTCCCAGCCGCCAGACGGTTCTTGCAATATCGAAATCAATCTTGCCTGTACCCCAGCAACAGCACCGAGCGTGGTGCGCAATTGGCTTGGCATGCCTTGCGCCGGGGCTTGGTTGGCCTGAATTACCCGAGATTGATAGCTGCCTAGCGTCTCGCCCGTCGCAACGCCTGGCGTGCCGTTTGATGGATTTGTTACGGTTAGGCTTATTGTGCTCGGCACTGAAGTAACCAAATCAACGACTGTGCCAGATGGGACCGCAAATGATCCCGATGTGGTCGAAATTGTATATAAGGGCGGTGTCTCATTCGATGCGCCAATTACGCCGCCATCTTGAACGACATATTGGTAAGTCCCATCGGAAACAGTAAAACCGATTGGTATCACAAAGCCAGCCGGCCCGCTGAATACGACATAAACACTTGTGTTCGTCGGTTGTCCCTGCGCTATGCCAGCTTGCTCTCCCAATTGATTGAGCAAAAACTGATTCGACCCTTGCGCAGAAAGCGAGTTAAGCAACTCGACAGCGGCTTGATCGCATAACGAAACCGCTCCCGTAATCGTGCTTGAGATATCCTCAATCAATCCGGTAGGCAAAACCGTATAGCCAGGATTGGAAGCGGCAACAAGCGCGATTAATTGAGCGTTTAGCGCGGATGCAGTTTGTGGCTGTGCGCCCGCACTTGTGACGGTAACTAGATTTGAAATGCTCATGTCAGGTTGCAATCTGTGTCATTATTTTTGCGCCGGAATGCGTGATGATGCTGACGTTATAAGTAGGGTCAATTGTTCCCTGTACTTTTGAAATCAACAGGCTTGCGAAGTATTGCGAGAATTGTCGCTGAGTCTGTGCGACGTAAAAATCAGGGAAAATCTGCGTTACCACTGATTGGCGCGCATTGATTCCGTAATTTGAATTGAATGGCGATTCGTTGATATTAAGTTTCAACGCTTGGATAAGCGCAGTAATCCACACTGCGTCATTGTATCCATTGGCATCTGTTGTCACTTCCTGCCATGTTAAATTCCCGTACTCATCGGATACTCTGCCCCATGTTCTTAACGCCATTTCTTATCCTTAACCAGATGGCCCGCTAGTATTCGATCCGCCAGATTGAACGCCACCATGCATGTGCGAAGAAAGTGTGATTCCATTCCCTGTTACCTCACCGCTTGCAGTAATTGTCCCGTTGACAGTGACATTTCCGTTGATCGTTGTCGTCGGCACGTTCGCTGTAATTTCTGGTGTTGTTATCGCTATCCCGGATGGTGTCAAAGTGATGTTCGATGCATTTCCGGTATCCCGTAAAACTACGCCGTTCGGCCCATAAATCGTCACCGCTTGCAAATCAACTGCTGACCATTTCGCGTCGGCAAACGGCAAGAAAACCAATGCCGTTAAATTTGCCGGTTGCGACAAATCAGCAGTGCCACCGCCGATATTCGATATCCCTGCGAGCCGCGCATCGGCGGGGAATACAACGCCGCCATTGCCTGGCTGAATTGGGTAGCGAATCCATTCCGCCCCAGCCATCGGGATCGTCACTTGCGGCAACGTGAATTTGCTATTCACCTGGAATGCAACCGTGACCACATTCGATGAAACTACCCTCACCACACGGCAAGGAAGCGCCTGGCCGGACTTTTGAAACGCATCATTGACTACGCCTTGCGCAAGCCGATTGAGTGACCGACTAAGCGGCAGTTTTTGTGCGGTTGACATTTACTAAACCTCGGCACTTTCGTAAATAAGCTGGCGATCCAGAATAGTTTCTATCCGGGAATTAGTGCCTCATAAACCGTCACCCATGAATTCCCGTCCGGCTGGCGAAAGTTGCCGATATGCCGAACACTGGTAATTTGATAAACGCCCTGGAAAATTGAACTGTCTCGCACGCCAGAATAGCCTTGCACCGACATCCCTGTTTTTGGCTGTGTCGGCAGAGAGATTAAGCTGCCCCACGTTAAATCTGCGCGCATGACGGTTTTAAACGTGATCGTATTGATGTTGACCCATGTCGGTTGCCCGATAAGATCAATCAATTCGATCCCTGTTACATCAACGCTCGGATTAAACGAATCGGATGCGGTAATCTTGTTATTTTGAACGACAATATCGACACCTTTATAGCCGTTTGTCGAGCCAAGTAGGCTCAAGCTATTTTCTTTACAATACTGCGAGAACTGTTGCAGGTTACCGTAAAATCCCGGCTCCGCTGCATTGCGGACCAAATTTGGATTTACATTGACTTCGATTTGAAAGCCGGGGTATGCAACCGCCAAAGTGTTTTGAAGCATCACGCTCATCGGCTGTCCTGCCGGCCAATCGAATGCAATGTTGACCGGCCTATTGCCGGGAACATAAGTTGGGATAATGACAAAATCAAGCGTTTGATTAATGTCCTGCCAGTTGCCAAAGCATTGATTAATCGCGCCAGAAAATAATAATCCATGCTGCCATGACTGCGCGAATGGCAATCCATCTGACATACCGCCGAATACTTGAATCTTCTTTCCGGGAGTCAGTGTTTTGTCATCCGCAAGATGTGGTGCGAAATTATTTGCGTTGCTGATATCCTCTATCGAGATACCCCATATTTTCAACTGGCCGTGATCCATTGGCATGGCCGCAGAGGAAACGGCCATATCCAGTTCGATATTCAACGCGCCTAAATTCGTTGTCCCGTCCGGGTATAGCGACGAAAATTCTCTTACCAAATCTCCCGTATCTGGATCGGTAATCTTAATATCGTAATATCGCATTATGTCGGCGGAATGATTTCAAAATTTCCAGATGCTTCGCGATACACCAATAAGTCGCTGAACATCGATCCTGTCAGGGAGATATTGAACGTGTTTGGCGAAGGAACAACCGCAGTGCAGAGAATCAATTTTTGTTGCGTGTTGTACAGATTGATGTAGTACCGCTCACCGAATAAATTCCATGTCACGACAACCACATAATTTGCGCCGTCAAGCGTGCATTGAAAAACGAAATTCGATGAACTCGATGGATTGAACGCGATATAAATCGTGTTCGGATTTACCGGCAAATCCTGTACAACGGGTCGTGAAACGTCCCAGAACGTATCCGCTTCGTCCCAGGTTGTTACGCTATCGTCCCATTGCGGTGTGGTTGCCATTTTATCTATTTTCGTTTGTTACAATTTGAAATAGTCAAGCAGTTGCATGATGATCGGAGAATTAGCATACTGTGAGAATATGGTATTTTCCCATTGGAATGGCGGATCACCAATCTGGCTTTCCCCGATTGCGAATTCACCGATTGCGGAAGATGGCTGCATGGTTAGTACGGCTTTCAGCCGACTTCGTTCGCTTGAACCGGCGCACTCACTATCGCGACAAGGCTAGCTGATGTGAACGGCGTTCCTGTCAGCGTCAGCAAATAAGTCAAGTCTGTCGCAGTCTGGGGATTAGCAAGATCAACCGGCCCGCTCCAGATCGTATCCTTGTACATTTCCAGCGTCGAGTTGGTCTGCGCCTGTGCGTAAAGCCACGCCTCGTTCGCAGCGCCGATGCGGTCAAAGAATGCGCGCGGCGTGATGACGGTGCCCAGCGACGGAGCAAATGCGCCGTCCGGCGTGACCAGCGTGTAGCCGCCACTCGGATATTGCGCCGCCATGAAAGCGGCTTCGGCTTCGATATTCTGGCCGGTTGCTGTGATGTTGTAGATGGCCACTATTTGATCCTTTCGATTGTTGCTAGACCATTTCCGCCTTTGGCTGATACGGCGGTATAGGACGATGTACCGCCTTGCGCCACCACGCCGCCGCTACCGCCGCCAAACAACGAAGTCTCATTCGCACAAGAAATACTGACACTAACGGTCATCATGGCACAACCACCTGTGCCCCCTACTAGAGTGACCCCGGTTCCTACCGTCCCACTAGAAGAAAGAGAAAATCCACCCAATCCACCGCCAGTGCCCGCATAAGACGAATTCGTCCCCGTTGACGCCACTATCCCCGCTGACCCGCCCCCTGTAGCGGACCGCCACGGATCGAAAATGCTATCGAATCCAACATTTACTGAATTACTGGTAGTTGTTGCTGCGGGAGTTGTGCGTTGAATTCCATCGGCGCTTGTAAGAGAAACATTACCAACGCTATTTACTCCGCCGGAGGCGGCATTGTTTGTTGCCGCGCCGCCCGCGCCGCCTGTGCCACCACCACCTCCAGCAGCAGGACTTGCAGTCGTATTTGTGCAAGCCCCTCCAGCGTTCCCGCCGACGCCACCTCCGCCACCTGTACAAGCGACATACCCCGCGTAGGTAGAAGCTGCCGCTCCGCCCGCTCCGCCGGCTCCGATACCTGTTCCTGCCGCCCCGCCGCCGCCTGCGCACTCGTCAGGTGTACCACTCACCCCCCCATAACAGTGCGCTTGACCACCCGCGCCGCCGCTCTGATTGTTGCCACCGCCCGAACCGACACCGCCAGCACCTACCACTGCGGCAGTTGATGTAAAGCTGTAACCACCGCCGCCGCCGCCTGTTGCCGACAACGACAGCCCAGCAGCAGTGACGGTGGTTGTACCGCCAGCATTGCCAGCAACGCCAACATTGGCGTTGCTGCCTCCTGTCGCGGTCGCCCCCGCGCCACCGGCACCTATCGTTATTGTGAGCGTCGTACCAGCTGGTAGATAAACGTCGATCTCGGTAAATCCACCACCACCACCACCGCTTGCGTTATCGTCTAGGGTGCCGCCGCTGCCTAGAATTGCGGCAGCCCCTGACCCACCGCCGCCTAGTGCAGAAACGCGGTACGTTCCAGCGACAGGAATAGTGTAGGTAGTTGACGTAGCAAAGAAAATCGCCGGCTGTAAATTGAACCCTCCGACAAATTGCGAAAAATCACTAGCAAAGCTCGTCGCATAAAAGCAAAGTAATACTGCGGCCAGAATGAGCCGCTTCAGGTAGTCACGCATTATTTAATTCTCCATCCGGGTGTAGTGGTGTAATACATCAGGCAAAATGAGGCATAGTTCGTCGTCACGGTCATGTTGGCCGACGATCCCATGATGTTCGAGCTGTTGCCGGCAATCGTCAGCGTGTTCGTGCCGAAGGTGCCGGCGGCATCGGATACACAGACTTGATTGAATTCGCCTGGAGAAGCTGGCAATGTGATCGTAAATGCGCCACCGCTGGTATCGACTAAGATGCTGTCTCCATTGACCGCCGTATAGGTCGTGGTTTTTGCGATGTAGTTGGATCCGCCCCCGCCCCCGCCCGTTCCGCTCGCCGCTGCCGTTAGTCGGCCATCCGCGCCAACGGTAATATTCGCGCTGGTATAGGCTCCAGCGGACACCCCGGAACTGGCAATCGATGTTGCACAACTGCCCGCCGAAGTCGTTACCGATCCGGTCAACGCGGGTAATTGTGAACATGCGGCCGAGCCGGAAAGATTGGAAAATCCTGGTTGTGCTTGATGTGGCACGCCGGAAGTGTCGATATACGATAGCCAGTTATTCGACAGACTTGTAATGCTCTCGATGCCGCCCAGCGTCGATGCGGTCGGTGCGGGCAAGATCGATGCGGCAATGATACCGCTGCCATTAGTTTCGACAACGGTATTGTTTCCCGTTGTGCCGACCGGCAGACCTTCTTCGAGTACAAGCCCGGTCGCGCCATTCCATTGTGGCAGGTATCCGTTAGTAGACGACCCTGGCCCTGTGATTGCTGCACTACCTGGTGGCGTTGCCCACGTTCCGTCGCCGCGCAAATATGTTGTGCTTGATGGCGTTCCGGTCGCCGGGTTATTTGCTGGCGCGGTGGTGCTTAACAGCGTACCTGCCGGCAGGTCGCTTGTTACAAGTGCGCGGAAAGTAGGCGCACCAGTAGACGACGCTGGCGCAGCAAAAACATTTCCCTGTGGCTGATTATTGAACGATGCAACAAAAGTTCCCGTTCCCGTTATCGGGCTTCCCGTTACTGTAAAAATGCTTGGCATCGTCAACGAAACGCTCGATACCGCATTCGTGATGCCATATCCAGCCAATGTATTTGGCGTATTGGTTATGCCCGTCCAGTTGATCGAATAAGCCTGTGCTAGGCCAGTTGACGCATTAATCGTACCGACTGTATCCCAATGCGTGCCATCAAAAACATTCCAAGCAAATGGCGTTGATGCGGTATTGATCCACATCTGCCCTTCAATCGGATTAACTGGCGCACTCACCCCATAATTTTGCTCGATGAGATTGTTGATATCCGTCTGCGCGGCGAGGAAATTGGCTCGTATTGGCGCTGATTGCAAGGCGGAATTTGCCGCTGGAATTGTCGCATTGATCGTTGATGGGCCGGCATATGCGAGCGAGCAAACGAATAGCATCAAAAACGATAGATATTTCATGCTAAATTTCCCGTTGAAGGTATTGATTGAACTGCTGCCGCCCCAGTTAAATTGCTGGATGTCGGTATGAAAGTTGTTGTCGCGCCTGAATTTGGACTTCCAATTACTATCTGCAAGCCAGACCACGGGGGAGTTACGCCCTGCGGAGTATTTGGCTTGAGAAAATTCTGAATCACATTCATCAAGGAATTTGTCGAATTTCCAGACGTGTCTTCCGTGATTAATGGGGCTTCAAAATCCCATTGAAAAGTCGTTTGCCAATTCTTTGTTTCGCCGCCCGTAATGTCTCGCAGGCTTGTCAATATCAAGTTGTTGTAGAGATATGCTGGCGTTGCGACTGCGAACCATCCACCTTGTGCGGTGTGATTCGTTAGCGTATCTTGCAGGTTGCTTAAAATTGCCTGCCGTTGCAAATGTCCGTACCCTGGGGACCGTGGCGGGCAATGCATTTCCAGAGAGATATTCAGTGGCTGCGTGATGATTGCATTTGCCGCTACCGTCTGATTTGCAAACGGGTACTTTCCGATCTGGTTTTGAATCAGCGTCCCGCCAGGCAATACTCTAAACGATGCAAAGGTGTTCCCATACGCGATGTCGCCAGTCGGCCCAGTCAATATCCCGTCGCTGAAATCCTGTGATTGCAAGACCGCGATAATCGGCAGCATCCCACCAGGCATGGTCGATGCCACGCCCTGAATAAGCAGGATCGGGGATATCTCATACGAGTTTTGAAACTGCGTTCGGTTATCGCTCATACGCTCGACGGAGACATTGCATTGACAGTTGTATTGACATCTGCGCCGGCTGATTTGTTGATCGTGACATTAACCGGCTGCTGATATGTGCGCCCTGCCTGCGGTGATTTTGATTGGGCTTGTTGTTGCGATGATTGTGAAGCATTTGCCGTATTTTGACTCACTCTTGGGGCTTGCTTGCTAATTTCAGCTTTCAACTTTTCTCCATAATGAGGATCGGTTGCATATACGCCGGTCAAGGCGTCAGCGAAAGCCTTCGGGTCGTCCGCATGTTTTCTAGCGTTCGCGTATTGCGGCCTTGTTGCCAGCAGCTTCGCATGCGCATCGAATGCATCCGCCAGAGAATCGAACTTCTTGAACTTTTGCAGAATACGAACATCTATCCCATTCAAATGCTCGGTTGTCATTGCCTCGACAAATTTACCTGACTTGATGTCGTCTTTTGTGGCTTTAATCCCAAAAGGATTGTTACTGCCAGATGGCATATGCTTCCCGCCACCGCTTTCAATATTATATTGGGCTTGCGTTACTTCCGCAGGGATGCCATATTTAGCCTGCGTTGCAGCGGCTAATTTTGCAATTTCGTTTTGTTTAACGGGAATGCTTTTTCCTTGATTTGTATAGTCAGCATTCCTATTTGCCTCGACTGCTTGTTTTGCAGCTTCCGCAGCTAATGCGCTTTTACTACTCATTTTTGGATACGGCGATCCATTTGCAGTAGGTTGAGTTGGAGCGGGTGCGCTGGGTTTGCTCGAGTTAATTCCGGGAATGAACTTTGCAAAGAAATCGCATACTTTTTCAAATGTAACAACAACAAACCCAATAGACTCGCCAATCGCTGTTCCTACCCACTTAAAAACACCAGCAACCCACGATAAAGATTTCACAAATGTTGCGGCGGCTTCTGCGGCTTCGGCGGCCCCATCAAAGAATCCTTGTATGCCTTTTTTACCCTCATCGGAACTTATCCAATCGACAAATTGCTTGATGTCATCCGATAGCGCATTAATCCATTCGTCGATTTTACCTGTGTCTAGCAATTTCGCCACAGCATTTGAGAATGCATCGGATAGATTCCCGAGTGGGCCAGCCAATCTAACGAGATGGTCTCCCAATACATTTTCGATATGCTGCCCGGCGGTTTGAATTGATGCCGTGAAATCTTGGAACTTGCGCAGTGATTGCTCGTCTTGCGACAATTGCTTGATGCGCTTTGCATTGGTAGCACCAAGCAAATTTAATTCTTCGCGCTGCTGTTCGTGAATGCGCGTGACGTTCGACGTGCCTAGCAGATCGGTCAGCCCTTTTGCTTGCGCATATTGCTGATAATTTTTCCCGCCTTTATCAGTCGTATCTTTGGCCTTTAAAACCAATTTATTCAGGATTTCCGCGTTACTTCCTTCAAAATCCTTGCTTGATATCCCGTTGGCGTAAAACTGGCCTCTCTTTGAAAAATCGTTTTTAGCCTCGTTGATTTTTGCTAAAACACTTTCCGAATCGTCTAAAACCTTGTCATACGTAATTTTCGTCGCCGACAATTCCCCGGTAGACATGCCGAGACCCTGCGCGGATTTTCTCTGCCCGCCCTGCGACTGCGCAAGTTTGTCGAATCCAAACAGCGTACCGCCCACCAGCGCGCCGCCAATGCCTGCGGCTATACCAACCCACCCGGCAATGCTTTTCGTGATGCCTGCGATTGATTTGCCCGTATTGACGGCGCTCTTTGCGATGACGCCGAACGACTTAGCCGCGCCGATGGTCGCAACACGGAATTTATCCTGATTGGTCGCCGATGCCTTGATCTGTGCGCCAGTTTCTTTTGCGATGGATTTTAGCGCATTGAACGACGCTTGCATCGCCTTGGCCGTCTTTTGGATTCCCTCAAACGGATTGTGGATTTTTCCAATTTCCTTATCGACCTTCTCCCACCCGCCGGGCAATTCCTTTAGATCGTTTTTGTACTTGGAAAAGAGCGTTTCAAATTCCTTGAACGAATCGAAAACGGTATCGATAGTTAGAATTGTTTTATTGTCAGACATTAGATACCTCCTTTCAAATATCGCTGCCGAAATTCATGCGCATTGGAGTAGGGAAAATCTCGATCAATACTATCGAAAAATTCCCCAAACCCTTCATTTGCAATCCAGCTTAACCCGGAATTGACGACTGTTTCACGGTTGGAACAAAAGTCTCTGTCGCGGTCGATGTCGGTAAAGAGTCGAGATATTCCGTACAGGTCAATGAGGATGTGCGCGTATTCCACGCTTTCTCCGATAGCACTAGGAATTTCTCCATTTCCTCGCGGCTGTGAATGTGCCAGACGCATGTAAAAAAAACGATTAGGCTTTCAACCTCCTCGATCTTTTGTTGCGGGATAAGTTCTTGCTTGATGACATCGTAGAGCGGAACGGATTGCCAGCCGTTTTCGGTTGGCATGATGACATTCGATAGCCGACGTATTTCATTGAATAGGCCATTTTTCACGCCAAACCTGCCAGACCACGAGTCGGCATTTCCAAGCCATCCAGATGGAATGTTTTCCGGGTCCCCCTCTTCCGCGATCCTTTGCAAAAGCATGGACGCGATGCGCGGCCCGACAACGTGCAATCCTTCGGAGTGAATCTGGTTCAGCACTTTGGAAAGCACAAGAAAATATTGCCGGAAAGTTTCTGAACTAATCGGCGTCGAATGAATAAAGAATTCCCCCTCTTCCAGCTTTAGGGGGATGACGAGGTTTAAATCACGGTTGATGCGCATATTTTTCCCTGTTATGCGAAGTTGAAATTACTGCCAGAGCGAATTGTTGATGAGCCAGTAGCCGGTCAGCTCGAGCGTGAAATCTGCTTGAGTGCCATTCATCAACATCGCAGCAGTCGTTTTGATCGCGCCGTTGTAGACCTGTATCTGCGGGAATGCTCCGCTATCCGATGTAATGGTGAATGGCCCGCACAAAGTCGATTGCTGGATAAACGCCATGTACGTCGCCGAAAGCGGCTGGCTGCGCAAGATATGAGCCGTTACCGTAATCATCTGGTATGGTTCCGGCGACATGACAGTCCCAGTATTCGTTGGAATGACTAGCGTTTGCTCACCTTCAAACGAGGTAGAAATACCCTCTTTCCCCAAATAGGGTGCCGTGATATTCAGCGTTGGATTTTTGGCGAAACTGAGACTCGCTGCGACTCGATTAAGTTGGCCTTGAGCGATCAATGGATTAGTTGCCATGCTCTTCTTTCAATTAGGGTTGAACCACATCGACGTTAAAGACGATATTGTTGAATCCGCGCTGAGGCGTAAAGCTCATGCTGATACCGCCGTATTGGCCGATTACATAAGTCGATGGGTTCAACGCAATCCACGATGCGAAGGGAACCGCATTGATAAGCACGCCGATAGGAGCCGTACCACCATTCAAGAACGACGTGAAGTCCGCGTCGGTCATCTTGTACGTGAATACAGGGCCAAGCGCCAGATTAACGGCTACGGCGGTCGCTGCGGTATCGGCTGCGACGGACTGCAAATAGTTAATGCCAGACTGATCGTAATCCAACGGAGGGCCATTGCTGCCATTAATAATGGCATTGGAAATTGACTGGTTTTCCTGCAATTGCACATAGTCGATCGCGTACCAATAATTCCCCGGATTGCCGTCGGCGTTTGTGCCGTTGACCAGCATGAGATTACCGATACCGCCTTCGGCCCCGGTCGTGATGTAATTCACGTTTGCGGCTTTGAACAATGCCACTTGAACCGATGTGATCGGATACGGTGTCACGCCGAATGCGTAGTTGTAGCACAGTTGAGTCACTTGATTCGTCGAACTCGGCGCGTACCCCAATTGCACCGCGAACGCTACCGCCGAAGTGAATTCGGTTGATGGAATCGTCGGCGCTTCGATGTTCATCAACACGCCCTTGCCATTGATTGCCGTATAGCTGGAATAGGTGGCGAGTGTGGCTGTGACGTGAAAATATTGCAGCGCCGTGTTGGACGTGTAGCTTGCGACCAGCGAAATAAAGGTGGCTTGCGATGTCCATTCACGCGGGATAAGGTATCGGTAGAAAACGGTTCCCGCTGCCGCCGTATAAAACGATGCGGCGGGATTCGCAATCAGGTACGCAGAAAACGCCGCGATATCCGCAACTACCGTCCCGTGCCCCATTTCCAGCACATAAACCGCTGTGCCGTTTCCTTGCGCGAAGTATGTGGTGGCCATTGCCACCAGTTCCGCTACGTCGGCGTCCGTTGCGACACCCGTACCGACTGCCGGCGTAGTCAGCCCGCTTGCCGTGGTATAGGTGAACGTGGTCGGGGCTGTGACGGTGATTATCCACGTCCCGTTATACCCGGGAGTGGTGAACCCGGCGACGGTGATCGAATCGCCTGTCGTGAATCCGTGCGCGGTCGCGGTCGTGATCGTTACGGTAGTGGTTGCCTCGGTTGCCGATGTGATTGCAATCCCGCCAGCAAGCAACGGAGTCAAATCGGACATCTGAGTCAACAGCGATGAAGCGTTTGGCGCAAGCGTAGTGCCGCCGGTCGAAACAAGCGCGCCCTGCTCTTGGAATGTGATCGGAGTAGCGCCTACCTGAATCCGAACATTGACCTTTACGATTGCCATGATTGGGCCTTAAATGAATGAAACGGAAAGTACCTGCGATGCACCTGGCGTGATGACGATGCCGACTGTGCACGGCCAATCAAGGTAATAAATGCCGACAGTCGCCGGGATGTTGTAGATGAGATTGGCGGCTGCTACCGCGCCTATAGTTGCGCAATCGCTTGCAGTCCCGGCAGCACCAGCGGTCAGGACGTTGACGCGCACAAGTCGGCCTGGCGTTGCTTTTACGACGGTTGCCGCCGTGATATTCAGGGATGAGTTCAAACCACTGGCCATCAATTGATTGCCAGTGGCATCCATATTCAACGGTGCCGTTTTCCCGGACGGGAGTTTGGCAAAAGATTCTGTTGCGATTGGAGATTGCGGCATTTTAGTTTCCTAAATAAAAATCCGCAAATGCGGATGGTTGAAAATTACAGAGTGCGGGGAATGTATCTAATTGGGCACGATAAAATAAATTGCCGAGCCAAATCCCTGACTGTGTTCTGGTAATAGCTTATTTCGTAGTCGATTACCTTCTTTTGCGCGATGACGCCAAGCTCTGTTTGTGCGCGCTTCGCATCACGGATAACCGGCATATTCATCACGCCGAATCCGGGAGTTAGGCCCATCGTGTAGGCATTGATGAAATCCTGAAATCCGAGTGCGTCGGCATTGCGAACACCGTATAGCGTGATCCGCACCTTGTCTTTGCACAGTTGCCAATGCGAACTCGTTTGATCGATATACGGCGCGCCGCCAATTGCTTCCGTGTCGTTCTCGCCGATGTGTACTGAGGCGTATGGAGGCGCAGCGTCTTGTGGTACAAGGAATGACGGGTAAATCGGGAATGTCGGATTAGCCGCGCCGAATACCGTTGCAGTCGAAAGCGTCAACCAAACCGGCAGACTGTTCGTTACGATCTGATCGGCTAAATCCAAATCGGCGACGGAATTAACCACCTGTTCCGCAAGCGTCGGATAGACGGCGTCGCCGGAATAATGGAAAAGACCAGCCTGTTCGTAAAAATTATCCTGATTGGAAAATGCGAACTGAAATTCGCCGACCGTGGCGATGTAGACCATGTTCGGCTCAACCAGATTGAAATCTTGTATTGCCTGTTCCGCTGTGAATGTCACGCGGTTGACACCAATCGTTTCATCTTCTCGCTGCTCCAATCGAACGGAGTGGTGCAGCGATCCGATGGCATCAATCGATTGCCCTGTCGCAAGCCAGAATATCCAGCCGTCTACGGGCAATACCTTGCGCACGTATTGCTGGAATGTGATTGTCTGCCGCTGCGATAGGGTATCAACTCCCGCATCAAGTCCGGCCTGCAATTGCCCTGGCGCTTGTTCTGTTTCAAATACGCTTGGCATTAGTCATCCGTCCAACATTGGAAACTCGACTGCATCAGCCCCGTATCAATGAAGGACGGACGCCGCACGCCTTTTCCACTTTTCAGTCGATGATTAACGCCATCCAAAGCCGCTTGCGTTGGAACACCTTTGATTCCTGCTTGCGCGGCTTCTTCTTTATCCAAATATGTAAATTTGAACAGCTTTTCGATCTTTGATGTCGCCGAACCAAACGGATTGGATTTCGGCTTTCCGCCAGCAAGAATATTTTCGATTGATCCTTGAATGGAATCTGTCATCATCTGCACAATTTCAGGCTTGTGCAAATCGACAAATCCTTGCATGAGTCCATATTTATTTTCAATCCATTGGGCGACATCTCCCGTCGTCTGTTCGCCAGTTTTTACCTTCACCGGCTTATTGAGCTTGCCTTTTTTGGCTTGTGGTACTTTATCGCTGGATTGCTTGGAATACGGAATATCCACGACACCTAAATGGATTTTCACGACAAGCCCCAAATTTGCCCGTATTGTCCAGCAATCTCCAAATAACGTCTGCCAAAAGGCGTTTTTAACTGTTGCAAATTGGCAAGCGTCAATTCTTTCAATTGTTCCGGTACATTCAACGATTCGCTTGTCGATACATCCGCGCTCGATGCTATCGTGCCACCGACGAATGAATTGATGCCGAACTGCTTGCGGGCTGAAGAAAAGAATATTTCCGACGCCACACCGCCGCCTGCATACGTCCCCGGATTCGTCGCCAATGGGTAAGTGAATGTATCCGCACCCGTTACCGTTATTGGAACTGCTCCAGATTGATTATTCGATGTCGATGGCGAGTTATACCCGCTCGGAGCCGCGCCGTAGATCGAAATCATGTCGCCGGTTGCAAAACTGAATGGCGCGGCAGTCGTGACTGTCGCCACGCCAGCCAGCCATGCGATGCCGGATATTTCCACCGATTGATCGATGGCATAATTAATCAGGTTGTCGCCGGCCAAGTTATACACGGCTAGATCATACAAACTTGGCCCAGCATAGCCCTGCAACGGCGATTGAACTGCGCAGATCGTCGGATTAACGATGCTCTGCGCAATTGCCAGTGCAGTGACAATCGATTGCGAATTACTCGGCAATGCAGACGCCGGTATCTGCATGTACTGGTAAATGAATTGTTGAAACCCGGTGAGTGTAACCATGATTAATTATTGCGTGGGTGACCGCGACCGCGCTGAGAATTTCGCCCCTGTTCAATCACAATTGTTTCATCGACACGAGCCTCTTTCCCGGCTGGCGCAAGTTCCTTGACCTCGATTTCCATGTGCGTAAGCGCATTGTCTTGTTGCGCCGCGACGGTAGAAAGAGAGTGGCTAATCATCGACGCCGTTTCCTTGCGCAAATCGAGCGATTGAGCTTCAAGAAAAGCGTCGTTTGCCTCAACGGTGTACATGATTTTTTCGATATTAATAGGCTTGTCGATGCTGTAGCAAAAATGCGTAAAGCGTTTGGTGCGGTCAATGTCTCTCACGTTGACCATCCCATAAATGCTGTGCTGCTCCACGATGAGCATCAACTCGTCAAGCGTTGCCGAGCCGTCTTTCTTCCAGATGACTTCCTGCCGCCCGCTGTCAATCGGTTCCTTTATGTGGCCTTTTTGCTCTGGTGGGTTGTACAAAAATTCGTGTTTTTGTTTCGTGCAATTTGCGACGTATAGCTTTGCCATGATTTAATCCCTAATTAAACACCCTGAAAATGATGGGAGAGGAAACGAGCAGGGAACTCGCTTGTCGACCGATCTAGCCTATCCTCTCCGCAAATGGAAAAGGACGCCGAAGCGTCCTTAATGCAGCATCCCACCTGGACTAAAATGCGCAGGAAATGATGGTTGTTGCTTGGCCGCGAACAGCCCATCCGGATGTTGCGCACAGTTCCGACGTGATATCGATTGCGCCGCCCGGAATCGGGCAGGGCAGTTCACGCGGCGCGGCCATGTCCATGTATTGCAAATTGCACGCGGCGAGGCCGGGAGTGATCTGTGCAAAGTAATTTGTGTTGATCTTGTCCACAACCGGCTTTTTGACCTCGGGAATCGAGATGATGATAACGTCGTTACCGCCAGCACCCTTGCCGATCAATGTATCATCGCAAGACCATGTTACCTCGTCGCCCATCCATCCGGCGACATCGGTTGCCACGCCAGCAGGCGACGTAACGCCAGCGCCTGGACGCTGGTATTGAGTCAACTGCACGACCTGATACGACAGCATTTCCATGACATGTTGAGTCGTCAAAATGGTCACGCGGGCAGGCATGCCGATTTGATTGCAACGAACTTTCGCCGCGCCGATTTGAATGGCGATGAATTGCCCCAACTGGCCGCTGTCGTAAGTGCTGATCGAGGTATTGCCATTGGTATCGGCAGGCAGATTCATCGTAGTGGCGAATTGCGCATTCATCAAACCTTCGCCGTTTGCCGGGTTGAACCCGAACAAAAGGACGTTGCGCAATTGCTGGAAAATACCTTGGCGAGCGCCAAGACGTTGCGCTTCCACAATCGAGATGCCCCAGCGACCCATCGACGCCGTGTCATGGTGATCGTATTCCGAGCGCATGCGAAACATGTACGTCGGCGTCGAAATCATGTCGGTCGTGATGTCCACGCCAGGCAACAGATTTGCGGCGGATTGGCCGGCACCGACTTTGGTGCGAACGTCCAAATGTTTGATGTAGACCTGCAAGTCGCCATCACTCAGGCGCACCATTGGATTGCCGCCAGCAAGCAGGTTGAATGCGCCCGACGCTTGCTGGTAGGTGGTCAGAATTTCCGGTACGATATACGCGGGATTCTGGATTGTGTAGCTTGATGCTTGATTTGCCATTTCCTTGGCTCCTTAGATTTGAATGAGAGCAACCGTACCGCTGTAATTCCAGTTTGCGGTAAGCAAAGTAGGACTCCACACGACAGTTTTGCTATTGCCGACATTGACCTCAAGAACCTTGACATTCAATGCGCCAGTGCCCGAATTCAATACCAACGTGCCGGACAGCGCGCCGGTTGCGATTGCGCCCGATGCCGCCGCCACCTGGAAGCTGAAATGCTGGCTGTCAGTCCATGCGGTCACGACCTGATCGCCGTTGACCAGCGCAGCGCCAGTGCCGGTAACGCCGCCGATATTGATGCTATCACCGACGCCACCAACCAGAGTAGCGACGGCAGCGACCACGGCGAACGTGTAAAGCCCGGTAGTCGCTGAGTAGCTGGAAGTGATCGAGGTCAACGAATACGTTGCGGTCGATGCGTCATACGGTTGCAGCACTTGGTTGTTGATGTCCCATGTGACCTGCTGGTTAATCAGACCGCCTTGCAACGATGCCAGCGATGAATCGCAAGCGACCGGAATGCGCGCACCAGAACCGAGCCGGAAAAGAGGAACGGACATCAACGGCAGTGCGATAGGGACTTGGTTTTGCGGCCAGTTGACCATCGCGCGACCCTGGTTGAACACGCTGAAGCCGGTGATATTGGCGTTGCTTGTGGCGCGGCCGACATTCCCGCCCATGACGTTGTTCAGCCCCGGATTCGGAATATTTTCGTAAATTGCCACGCCGCCCCACATCGGGAATGTTTCCGTAGACGCCAAAACGCCGTTTGCCAATTGATAGCGGATTGCCGGGTCGTCAAGGGCTTGGCCTTGAACGTAGCCTTCAGACTGGATGCTGAAGCCATTGCCGACGGTAGTAGTCAGCATCGGGTTAAAAGAGATTTGCGAGGCCATTATTGATTACCTTTCGAGATGCCGACTTGCTTCATGTTGGGAGATTTGAATGCGTCCATCCACGCTTCCGGGTCACCGACGAAAGTGCGGATCAATTGACCGTTTTCGTCTTTCTTTTCGATCTTGCGCAAAGTGCCTGCGGCGATATCGATAGGATGATTTGCGACTTGGATCGAGTCGGCGTAAATTTGCGCTTCGGCGATGCCAACAACGGAATCATCGAGCTTGTAAATGTCGACCGCTTTCCATGCTGGGCTATTCGATTTCAAGCCGTGCAGCAAGCGCTTTTTGTACGACATCAAGTTTTCACTCCGAATCGGAGATGGTGCTGAATCTCCGAACGCCGAATAGACGCTATCGGCTTTCATTTGGCAATCGGCCATCTGCGCATAGTCGTCATCCGAAACGCGCTTCGGCAAATTTGCTTCCAGATCGGCGATGCGCTTGCGGGTTTCTTCCGCGTCGGCTTTTGCCTTGGCGTCTTCTTCCGCGTCCTTTTTCGCTTTGTCAGCGGCGACTTTCTTTTTTTCTTCGATGTCGGCGTCAGCCTTTTTCTTGGCTTCTTCCTCTGCGTCCTTCTTGGCCTTGTCGGCAGCAGTCATCGTGGGCGCTGGCAGATTCGATTCAAGCGAATCCATGCGCTTATTGATCTTGTCAAGGGTATCCATGAATTTACCCCAACGCGCAGTTTCTGCATCGGCCTTGGCAGCGGCTTCGCTGTCTGCCTTGGCCTTGGCTTTCGCTTCGGCTTCCTTTTCCTGCGCCTCGGCGTCCGCTTTGGCTTTCAGTTCTGCTTCTGTCATTTCATTTCCTTCGAGTTGATTAGTTGACACGCCGGATGGCGGACCGCCTTTATCCCAAACACCGCGAATACAAATTGCTACGTGGTCGAGAAGACTTGGTTTGCCCTCGATTAAAAGGGCTGCACCATCATCCAGCGTGATAGTGCTGTTTGCTACTGGATTGCTGAATACGACAGTGGGCGATGTCGATAGCTGGAATTTCGCCATGACATCCGCCGCTTTGGCGTCATAAATTTTTGCTATGCCCCAAACCTCATTGCCTTGGATATAGGGCAAGAAGATCGAGCCGATTGTTCTATCTTGAAATTCCGCGTTGTTGAGCGTGGCTTTTTCTGGATGCTCGGCAATCACTTGCAGGCCGTTGCATCGCGCCAGAAAATCATCGTTGAGATACATCTCTGGATTGCGAAAAACGAACTCTTCCAGGCTCTTGCGATACGCTACGCCGGTTCCGGTAATGCGGATTGCGAACAGCCACACATTCATATAGCGTTGCGGCGATGAAACGTACCCCGCAGACATTGCGCGAGCGATGTCCAGCTCGTTCATCTTGCGGATATCGATTGCGTCAAGCGCCGGGCCGTCGAGAATCAGCTTGCATCCGGGGTGCAATGGTTCCGGGTATTTGCCGGATTCAAACCATCCGGCCTCGGCATGTTCATCCGAAAGCGTCGGCTCAAATTCCTGCACGTTCTTGCCGAATGTCGTGAAATTGATATCGCCATTTGCCGTGTAAGCGATTTGTTTCAAGCTGCCTATAACAGCATAGCCCGACTCTTCCAAAGTCTCGCGTAGGGCCGTTTGCTCTGCGCTCTCGCCTATTTCAGAATGGCCACCTGGGAAGCACCAATGACCGGGGTAATCGCCGCCGTCGCCACGCTTCAGCAACAGCACCTTGCCGTTCGACATTAACGCGATTCCAGCGGCGTCTTTTGGAATAAGCGCATCTGTCATTTGTTTTCCCAATAAAAAACCGCCCGAAGGCGGCTTGTGTTTGTTTGTTGTTTGGTTTATTGCATTCTTGCTGATTCGAGAGCTTTTTCACCCGCCGCCGTGAGCATCTCGGGTGGAAGGTCTCGGAGATTGTAAAGCCACGTAACACTGCATCTGCAAAATACCTCTTCACCCGCAGCCGTCATATCGTCGTAGTAACCTGCGCCTTTTGTCATCAAGCCTTTTTCTAAGGCCCAATTACCGCGAATTGCATAGACCTTGCCATCCCGCGCTTTATGGTCTGGCCGAAAAGAGTAATTTTTTTGCCGCCAATGGCTATTCCATTCCCCTGCAATCGCTCCACCATCTACCGCAATGATTTCATTCAGCGAGGCAACTAGTTTATGCCCCTGGTCAATAGCAACTCGGCGATATTCATAAGTCTGCGCTGAAAACGACTTCTTGAGATTGGCCTTAACGTCCATCACATCAACCGCTTTGCTGCCGCCCCCAGGTATTGATGATGCCCACCCGCTAAACCGCTGGATGGTCTGCGCAATGGCTTGCTGGCGGTTTAATTTGATAAGCTGGGCGCTTGCCATGATCCGGCGATCCAACTCATTGCGCAGTTTCGGCGACAGCCGGTCAATCGTAAAGCGCGAAATACCCTTGTGCATTTTCATGATGCCGCCGCGCTCGATCATCTTTTTGTAGATGCCTTGCATCATGCCGGATAGGGCCTGATTTACCACATGCTCCGGCGTCATCGAATCTTTTGCGGCTTGCTCAATTAATCCGATCCATCGTGTGATCCGCTGCTCGCTGTCGAAGCCATGCGCCTCGATATCCCGGATCGCTTCGGTGATCGTATCGTAAAAATTTGCCACAATCGCCTATTCGTGTATATACTGTGGTGTAGTTATTTTTATGGAGATTACATTGACCAAAACCGAAAAAGCAATTCGCTTGATGCGAGCCAATCCCGCCTTATCCGGCACACAAGCCGCGATGAAGGTCAGCATGGTCGTGTCCGGGCTTTATAAATCCAAGGCTTACAAAGAACTTATTGCCGAAAGGGAATCGAAATGAAAACCTTTATTTTTTGCATCTTAATAGCTGTCGCAAGCCTCTCCCGATCTCAATCAATTCCGCTGTCTGAACATTTCCATATTTACTTGCTCCAGAATCAAGATCAATCAAAGTGGTGGCAACTGAGCGAAAAGCGCGCTATTGCGATGTCTGGCGAGATAATCAATTTTGGCTATCCGTGCAATAAGCTATTGTATGTTGTACAACAAGAGCAAGCATCGTATCAATACATCTGCGGAATGGGCAATACTTACACCATCACGCTTGTTACTCCAAAATACATAAGGATCGTGACGCGATGAACATCGAACTAAACGACCGCGATCAAGTCGATATAAACGACGATTATGATTTCAAATGCACTTGCGGCAAAGAAAAAACGCAAGAGTGCGCGGACGACATATGAAAGAACGAACTCACATGCAAGGCGCGGAATTACTCGCAATTTTTATTCGCGCCGCTAAAAAACTGGTTAAGCTCAAGGATCGGCACGAAAATTCGTATTACGGCGCACCATTGTGATGGTTATCCCCAAAAAACTCCCGATTACGCCCCGGGTATTGATTGATTGGGAGAAAACGCAAATGTGTTTAATGCACCAACTACGCAACCAAAAAGGGGTTTGAACATGCCGCCCGATAACGCCACGCAAGAACAACTACTATCGTGGTTGCATGGCTATCTCAATGACGCGATGCTTGATTTGCTGCTAACCAAAGCGCCAGACTCTCCAATATCACAAGAGGCGTCGTTTATGGCACTGTGCGCGCATTTAATGCCGAATGGCGTCAAGCTTGCTGGCGTGAGTCGGCGCAGCGATGGATTCATGGCAACCGTCGAAATCGATACAAAAACCTGCTCTCCCGATGCGCTTGAATATTTTCTCGGAGTTCGCGAGCTTCCGCCAATTACATACTGCATACACATTCACAATTCGAACCGAATAGGAATCCTATGACCGACAGCAAGGAAGAGGTTAAAAAGTTTATTCGTGAACAAGTAGAATCAACCATGAAGCTTACTAAAGCGCCATTAACCGAGCGTTCGTATTCAATAATCCGCGACCGTGCCATCCGAAAGTTTGAACTTCCAGAAACGGCAGATATCGTCGTTTCATTCAGCCGCAGTATCATCGTCACTTTTAGAAGCGATACTTCCCAATATACTAGGGATTATCTAACTGACATTGAAATCGACATCCCCGGATACCGTGATGCCGATGACTATTTTCAAATACAAGGAAACGAAAAATGACACACAACATCGAAGACATCAAAGGCTTTGTCCGCTCGCAGATCGATGCGTCTGTGCATCTGTCCGGGCCGCTATCGCAACGATCATTTGAAATCATCGTGCGCCGCGCAATCAAGCATTTCGATTTGCCACCAACAACGGAAATTGAAATCATTCGACCGGATCAATCACCGCAATATGATATCCAGATTGCATTGGGAATTGATGCCCCGCCAGCAAAGCCAGAATCACAACAAGGAATCAAGCCAAAGACCAAGAAACCAACGTCTCAAGCCTTGGTTTCCGTAGATTCCGACTTGCCATCTGATCCATCCTCGCCCATTGACGGCGGTGCTGGCGGTTCGTAATTACGCAAAGCATCCATATCCAACACAAGCGGGTGCGGGAAAATATTCTTGCACTCTCCGATGTTGGAGGAGAACCAATCCATTAACGCGATCTTGTTGTCTGGGTCCATCTGCGGCATCAGCGTTTCGAGAATGGCGACCGCCGCATCCATTTTTACTTTATCTTCCTTGCTGGCCTCGCCTGGCGCTTCCTCGATCAAATTCGGCCAAACCGCCTTGAACGCATTCTTCCATTCGTAAAACGCTTGCGTGTAGCCGATTTTCCGATATTCTGGGATTTCTGCTTGCACAGTTTTATAGAACTCGGGATTCCATGCGCGGCGCATGACAATCGGATCGAAAAAATCGTAGAGCGGCTGCATTTCAATACGCATGCCGTTCAGGAATCGAACAATATCCTTCGCGTCTTCCGTGCCCTCTCCGAACCCTTCCGCGAACGATTCCGAATTAAGCAATTTTGCTGGCATCGCCGAAGCTGCGGCAATGTTTTCCAGAATATTCTTGCGCGCAACGGTCATGGCCGTATCTGCGTTTTGCATATTGAGAGTCTCGATAGACTCATCAGTGCCGATGCCAATGACATTTGTCGTCTTGGCTTCTTTCAAAAGATTACGCTTGATTCCCTGAAACGCCAGCATCGCCCGGTCAACCACAGACCCAGCTTGCTTCATCTTGGCGACCAATACACCGGCTTTTTTCGTCACCAAGTCATCGGTAATCATCGACTGGACAAACGACTTCAGCGGGAAAAATGCGCGCTGATAGACTGACCGCCCGACATAGCCGAAGCCGGAATTGGTGTATCCGATATAAATCGGGTTTTCGTTCATGATCGTACATGAACGGCTGCGATGATATACCTGTCCCGCTACTGTGATTGCGGCATGTTTCTGAAAATCAGGCGCATTCGGGTCTTGATTCAATACCAGACTGCCGGCGGTATTGAGCGGGTCAAGATCGTTAAAATAAATTTCCAGATCGAATAGCGAGTTCGGATCGATTGGCCTATCAGTCGGCACGCCCTCAGCGCCATAGATGATCGATGCCACGCCATACACGCGGCTCAATACCTTGACGTTCGCAATATGCCTATCGGCTTGCAGCGCATCCCATTCTCGCAGGAATGCGTCGACAATCATCTTTTCAGGCGCACCAGGAACCGTAATCTCCCGGCGCTGGCTCATTGCCATTGAAACGGGAAGCTCGGCCATTTTCCGGCCAAGCGGGTGATACATGAATATATTTTTGCAAGCCTGATAGCTTACTTCGTCGCCTGGTTGCAGCTCGTCATACATCAACAGATCGGATAGAGCGTTTCCGACGCAGCTTCCATTCAATGAGATTTCAGACATTAATTATCCTAAAACCCATCTGGGCCGTTTAATCCAATGATGACGGCATATGTAAAACAGTCTGCCAAGTCATCGCTGCGCTTTGCCGCGTCCTTGTCGCCTATCCTATATGACGTAATTTGCGAAAGGCAGTGATTACGATTCTGCCCCTTAAATTCTTTGGTTTTTTCAAATGCTGGTTGGCTAATTTTGACTTCACCACGATATACCGGGCCAGATGCACCAATCGCGCGGCCATCCTTACCGACCGCTGTAATATCGCCCTCAATCGCTCGTGCCGGCCACCCCATACGCACAGAATGTTGGTTTAGGGTTATGCCGGACTGCTTGTCTTCGATCCATGCGCCAGCAGAGCCAAGACGTGCTTTTGTTAATTTGGCGAAATATTCCAATTGCGCAAAAACATTGGGCAACCAATTAATCAGCAAATCAGAGTTAATCTGCACAATATCCCAATCTAGAATGACCATTCTATGGCCATAATACTTCGAGATCGCGCAATAAATAACCGCCGTGCCATCATTTCCACTGCCGTCTTTCATGGCTGAATCAATGACGGCGAATACGTAATCGCATCCGTTTGGCATTGGTACGCCTTGTCCATCAACCGTGAGGCTGTCTACGCTAAAAAATGCTACGCCAGACCAATCAACGAACTCTGCCAAATATTCTTGCCGAAATACAAGTGGATGATTATTTAGCCGTTCTTTTTCTAATTCATCTTCCGGTACATATGGGTTGCTGCTTGTTGGAGCGTGAAATTCCGTAAATCCTAGTTCCGGGTTATTGCAGCATTGCCAAAAGAAATTTTCAGGGTCATCGCCATAAGGCGTGCTATAGACCCTGGCGAATCCCTTGGTCGTCAACATTGTCGGCTTGATCGACTTTTTCCAGATATTCAACATCTGGGTTTTCTTTGTGAATGCGGCCTCGTCAATTAGAACGATGTCGTATTCCCTGCCGCGCCCCGCTAGATCATTGTCGTTCAACGTCCAAAAATCTAGTTTCCCATCCGTCGTGGTGCGGATAATCCCGCTTGACGAATTTACCGATTTCGTGATCGGTGCCAATATCTCGCGCAACTCATCAAACGGCTCGGCAAGCTGCTTATGCTCTGGCGTGAAAATGCCGACCTTTTTCCCTTTAGCTGCGCCATCGCCGGCAATGGTTACAAGGTCTTTCGTCTTACCCCACCGCCGACCGCATCGAATAACATCCAGCCGTGTACGTTTTTGCCAGATATTGACTTGCCCAGCATGCAGAACTGGAAGATAAATATCAGGCATTGCGCACCGCACAATCCGTCATTGTATTAACCCGACGTTTTTGAGACTTTCCATAGTGTGTTGTGCTGCACAATTAATCTGGCAATCCACCATGAATACGCACATCGGAATCTTTTTCTTTACCGTCATCGCCTTGCAAGTTCCATCCTTGCATGTCGCTAATTTGTTTAATGGCTTGTAACGAAGAATGCGTCTTGATCTTCAACCCATCCTTACCAGCGGATAACTCTGATATGGCGGCAATCTTTTCCGGATCTTGCGCTGCTGAATCCTTAATGCGCCACAGAGATTGTTTCACCTTTTTGCCATCCGTCGTTTCGACCTCGTAGGAGCCGAATTCGACCAGGTCTGATAGCGAGGTGCGGGCAGTTCGCGTAAGTCGCTCTAGCGCCTCTTCTCGCGTCATGATGGTGTCTTTAAGGGCGCTAGAGCGCATGGAATCCATGTATGCTATTACGTAAGGATTTGCAAGGATTTCGCTAGCCCCGGATTTAATAGCGTTCTCGGTCTTTGCCTTTCCTTTTGATGCTTTATAAGCATCTACGCCACTCATCCCTTTTTTTATAACATTGTCGGCAACTTGCCGCTGCAAAGGCGTCAATGCTTTATATAATTTCTCCTGTTCGCTTTGCATTATTCACGTTTTGCCTTTAATGATGCTTACGCATAAGCAACAGTGATATTTGCCGCCGACCCACCCGAAGTCACGACACACAATCCGGCTGCGAAGGCGATGCCGAATGATAGGCTATTCTGGGTTGCGGTCGATACCGTAGCGATCAATGTACCACTTGCTGATAACCCGTCGTAAATAGCTGCGCTTGACCCTGCGCCGGCAGTGTTGATGATTAGGCGGCCAAGCGTGCCCGCGCCAGATTTGACGAGCGCAGTCGTTGCGGTCGTAATATTGTTGTATAGCAAGCCAGATTCAAATACCGGCGTTGCTGGGCCTGATAGTACCGACATTTGATGTCCTTGAATAAAAAAAGCCGCAGCCATTTACGGCGCGGCGAAAGTCCGTGACTGATCGGCACGGATGGAAACTCTGGCGGATATTGCACGATTCGAACGTGCGGGGCATTACACCCTACGGCTTAGCAAGCCGCTGCCTTAGTCCACTCAGCCAAATATCCAAAATTCAGTTTCCCGCTAGGGGATGTGGCGCTTCACAGCGCGGTAGTGGTGCCCCTTGGTGGAATCGAACCACCGACTGTCCGGTTGTAGCGCGCATCGGATTCCTCTGCCACTGAGGTAAAAGGGTATATGTGAATCGGTCGGCGATTTTCACGATATCGCCTTGCGTGTCTCGGTTGCTTTTCGTAAAGCAACAAATTGATAATGGCCCGGCCTCCCGATGTGCTACGCATTAATTTCAGCGTCATTGCACCCCGAATATCCCAAAGGGCGGTGTATTCGCTCCCCATGCGCATTACTGGCGCATTCATTATCAAGCTAGCTGTCAGTTGTTAAGCAATCCTTAACAACTGACAATTTTGAAATTAATCCGTCTTCGGCACTTGCTCGCTCGGCAGCGGAAAATCAGGCTTGCGGGCGCTTTCGATAAGTTCCCAGCCCATCTGCCGGCGAATCTCGGCGGGGCTGGGCGGCGGCTTGTGTTCCCTCACCCTGCCGTCGATGTAGCGCCTGGCGTCCTGTTTTGTCGGCATTCTGGCCTCTGAAAACGATAAAGCCCGCTGCTGGCGGGCATCCTCTGCTTTGCGACTACGGGCGGGTGGTATTGTTGCGAAATTCTAGAGGCGCGGGTACGTTGCCGAAGTTTTTATTGCGCCGTTCCTCGCCGACTGCTGTTTCCAGACTTAGGCATAGCGAGGAATAATGTATTTCGCGTGATTATAAAATGCGTTGTTTTCTTTTGTCAAGCATTATTTTTGGGTATCCGGATTTAGTGGTTGATTCCGGTCGCTTGGTAGGCTGACCCAACAATCACTTTCTTCGGATTCCTTGGTGGATGAAAAATATTTAGCTTTATACGTATAAAATTGTTGCAATCTAATTTTTTGCGTATATAATTCAGTCATGGGATGCAGCAACGCAAACCACCAACCGACTGGAGAACATCATGAAAGCAGCAAAGTGGATTCACCCGACGACCGGCGAAGTTCGCGTTTATCTGAACGGCTTCAAGGGCGACATGAATGCGGTGAAGGCTTTCGCTGCTGCCGACAAAGATGGCGACGCAGTCGTTACGGTCACTGGCGGCGAATTCACTAGCCAAAAGCAAATCGACAACATCAAGTCTGAAATTCGTAAGCACTTCGGCCTGTATGTGAAATTTGATGTTTATCTGGCTGCATGCCCGGCTGCCACGGAAAAGGCTATCGACAAGTCTTACGGCAGTGCCTACGCCAATGCCTACGAGCAGCACACTGGCAACGCTTTCGGGGAATAAGCCATGAAAAACAAAATCACCGTGAATACTCAGCATGGGCGTGGCGGCCCATGGGTGACCGACTTCGATGCTAATATCGGTCCTCGCAATCTAATGGCTGCCGTAAAGGAACAGGGAAGCGGGCAGCGAGGCGTTGGCGGGTATCTGACGAACCTTCAAATCGGCGACGTTGTGATTGACCGGTTTGAGCTGCAAGACCTGACGCTCGAAAAAGCCAAGATGATTTGCGAAAACCCGACCCATTACGCACCGCCAGACTTTGATGAAGTCGTTCCAGAAAAGCGTGCCGTTGGCCGTCCAGTTGAGATTTCAGGCCGGAAGGTCAATACCTACCTCGACGCCGAAAGCATTGCTATTGCTACCACGCTGGGCAATGGGAATGTGTCGGAAGGCATCCGAAAAGCACTGAAACAAGCTGGCGAAGAGCTTTAGTCAGAAATCAACAGAAAGTTCCGAATACCCCCTTGATCGTATTACGATATTGTCTTGATTTGAGATTTGCTTGACGCATACCGCCATCCTTTAAATAATATTTTCAAGCCTAGATTTTCAATCGCCAAACTCCGCTTCACGCATCAAATATGCCGCCCGCGAGGTGTGTGATTGAATAATTCCTTGCAAATCGGAAACTAGGTCTAAAGCTATCTCTTTCTCGAATTGCTTCATGACGAGTTCGGCTATCCCGGTTCCTTTGCAGTGAATACACGTTCGACGGTCATGATCGACGCCAGCGCCCTCGCATGGCAAGCACCTGGAGTCAAGGAAATAGGCTAGGGACGATTCGCCCACGCGCACATAAAGCGCCTCTGCCGTCGCTGCGTCACGTTTTGGAGCGCTACCACCTTTACACCAGCGACGATGCTCTCCCTTGCTTCTTACCATTGGAATCCATACGCGCAGGGCTTCGGCAAAGTTTCGACAGCCAGATTCAAAGACTTTCTTTGCACTACCGTCCGCCAATGTGATCCTCAAAAGCAAAGCGCCAAGTGATGATACGTCGCGGCTCGCCCAGCCTGAAGCTGCCAGGGCCTCGCAGGTATGATGCCGTTCGCTATCTCGAAGATTGCTTGAATTTACCGCTCTTGAATATGACTTTGCAAAATTCAATTTAGTCTCCCGGCTGGCTTATTCGCGGCGATAATAGCATATACTGTCAAGTGTTGCAACTTTAAAACGGCAACAACAATCGCAGACAATACCCGCTTATTTCTGCTGATTGATGGTTTCATAAGTTTTTGCTCGCAATGCCTGCAATTGATGTGGGATTGGTATGTCTTCAGACCTAATCCAATGCGTGATGCAATCTGTGATATCTGGGTCACAGCCCCCCTGAAATTCAGCATCCTCGAAGTGCCATTCATTATCACGCAGCAATGCTCTGTTAATCCCAAACCAGGAACCGCAGAGCGCCCTGCCTGTCACAAGAACCGTTTCAAATTCATCTGGCAATGAGGTTTTAACATCAATCCAGTTTAGCTCCGGCGGCGCTTCCGCCCGCTCCAGCCGTTCGATGAGTTCAAGGATGGCTTGCGGATTGGCGGCGGCAATAAATTCAGCATCCTGCCCCGTTCCATGCTTACATTGCCGGTGGAATGGTTCGGCAAGTCTTACAACCGGATGATATTGATTGCTTGTGACCGTCTGTCCGTCTTTGGAGATTCCCCACGGGCCGGGAGTGGCTAATTTTGCCATCCGCTTGAGTTCTTGAAGGTCGATCATTCGGTTGCCTCTTTTTCGGTATCGGCGAGATATTGCGCGGTCAATTCTTCTATCGTCTTATCGCTGACGCGCGTCTTACCCGGACTCCACGAAAGCGGCTCTCCGCAAGCATGAATTACTTTGTTCAGCGCATCGAACGCATCGGCAATAGCCTTTGGCATGTCGCCATCCTCCGGAAGATCGTCGCCGTAGTGGTCTCTTGGATCGATCTGTCCAGCGAATACCGGCTCGCAAATCACCAGTTGCAATTCTTCCGGCGCTATTTCATTGTCCATGCAGTAATCAAGAACCTCCTGCAATTCATTGAAATATGTTTCGTGATGGAACAGCATGCCGCTGCCGTCCCAGTCTTGCTTTTCCATTGCGGAAAACTTTTCCAGTTCGCGCTTGTCGGCGCACGCGCGGCAATATGAGTGCACTTCAATGGTACTGCCGCAGGTCTTGCAAGGCATGTGCGTACAGCCGCAGTACCGCGCCATGTGCTCGTCCTTGCCCCAAAACTGCCCGGTACTCGACATCCAGCCGGTAACGGTTTGAATGCTGGCCGCTTCCGGTGAGTCGTAATGTATTTGTTTGGTCATTTTTTCACCCTATGGATTGATGTTATTTTTTTGAAATTCTGAACCACTCGCACCGCACGCCCCATTGCTGCAACCGCCCGCAATACGACCCTTTTGTGCCGCTACCCGAATACAGGCATTTCCCACATGCCGACTCGCCTACTAGCTTCACGCCTTGCGCTGGGTCGGAATAGTACGAGGTCGGGCATGCCGTGCTCGGTTCCTTGTTGATTCGGAGCCGGTACAGCGCCTTTACGTCGATATTGTCGTCGTGCATTTTTAGGCGTTAGGCGGGTCGATAGTTTCAGCCAATTTCGACTTCAACAAATAACCCTCCAAGGTCCATATTTTGTTGACTGCATTTTGGCGCGCAATCTTCTTGCCGAGTTCGGCATCGAAGTTTTCGGGACTTGCGCACGCCGATTCTCCGGTCACTGTGAATCCGTTGACAAGAACCAAAACACAGAATGTCAGAAGTTCCATCGACTGCGCGTGGTTATTTGGAATGTCTTGCAAAGGCATTGCGACGACGACGCCATCTTCGGCGGTGAAATAATATTCTCCCGAGATAACCGCCTCAATACGATCCGGCGTTACTCGTGGCGCGGTCAATCCTTTTGCTTGAATCTCTTGCTCGATTAATTGGTCAGACATCTGAATCTCCTTCGTTGTGTGAAAAATCAGGGTATCCGGATTACGCTGTGTTTGCAGTTGCAGCATTTTCCCACGATGACAGCCCCAAAGCCAGCGCCGAGCAAGCCAGCCCAACAACCAACGGAATCTCCGCGCCGCTGATGTATCTCGCATAAGTCGCACGGCTGATTCCAAGGGCGACAGCAGCCGTATCGTATGTATAGGCCATGTGCGCTTGCCATGCGCGCAGATCGTCGGATTTCATGATTTGTCATCCGGTGGATTTTTTACATTCCACTCGGCGGCTTCGCGGGCGAGTCGAATCAATCTCTTCGCCATCATCGCCGAGTTTCGGCTCAATACAGCGACCGAATGCGTAAATTAATATAGTGGGAAACCAAATTACTGAAAGACCTAATAACGTAGCTAAAATTACGTCTACTTGGTCTTTGCAGTGCGCCAAATAATAGTCGTAATACCACAATGGTTTTCCGTCGAGTTTGCAGGTGCCATTGCACATTCTTATCGGGTCTTTCTCGAGATATGGGCAATTCGGTGCGCAATGCATAGTTGTTCATACGCGCAGCACTCCGGTTCGGTCAAACTCACGCAACGCAGCGCGTGCGGCCCGGTCAATTTCGATATTCGATACCGTTTGCAGATACGCCATCGTCTTGCCCGTACCGATTCTCAACAAGTGCAATTCGTCGCCGGTTATGCCCAACTTTCCTGTGCGCTGTGTGCGCTCTTGGATCGCTGCGCATGCCTCTACCATGCCCTGAGCATACGGCAGCACTGAATGGCCGTTTGGCGCGATCCTGCGCACCATGTCGGCATTGCTCAATAGATCGTAGACGTGCTGATCGATGAAATGCGGCTGGCCGAGCGCAAGACTTGCCTGATAGCCCGGTATTTCCATTTTCGCCGCATCGCGGATGCCGAGCGGCAAAACGCATGGCTTCGGCTTATAGGGCTTGTGCGGCTTTTTCGACTTAGCCATTGTTAGACGGTCCCCATCCTTCTTCTGGTGGGCAATTTCCCGCACATTGGCCGCAGCAGTCTTGATGCGTTGGATCGAGTTCTAGCATGACTGCTGGCGCGTGGATTTGGTCGGCTAGAACTTCATGGATTGCGACGATTAGGGCGTCGGCGTATTTGGCAACATCGTCAAATGACGTTGGCGAACCAAATAACTTTATTTTTGAGGCAACCGCCAATTTTTCCTCGCTCGACATTAATTCATATTTGGCTATCGCTTCAAATCTTGCTGAATTCTTTGCAAGCCGTTCGATATTCATCTGGCTTAAGTCTACTTTTTGCATGATTGCTCCTTGGTTAAAAAATATCTTCAACTTCTTGAATGCGCGATCCAATCCAGCGCATAACTGGAACTGCCATACTATTCCCTAATGCTTTATAACGGTTTCCATCTGCTGCTTGTTTTCTGTTGAATGGAACATCGGTATAACCATCATCAAATCCTTGTAGGCGCTCACATTCAATTGGCATCAAACGGCGAACTTGCGCTCCTTGCATAAGGGTGGGCGCTAGTTGTGATCCACTATCTGCGGCTGATAGTGTTGGCGCAAGCGATTCACTGAAACCAATTCCGCCAGCCTTTGATCCTTGCCTCCCTTGAAACAACCAATCAAGCCGTGTTCATCTCTGAAACCTGAATGCGCATCGCCGTTACTTGTGAGAACCGGCGTTATTGCAACTGCATGTTGCAATGACCCAAGTTTAGATTGCATCTTGTCCGTCCTCGATGGTGTAGTGCTTTGGATTTTTGTCGGCATATTTGTCGATGATCGCTGCGGCCTTGATGTTTAAATCATCGTAGAAGGCATTGGATCGCGGCGCACGGTCATCTGTCAGCTTACCTTGAATCATCGCGTCACGCAGCACCACAAGCGATGCAATAGCCTTGATAACGTGCGACATGCCGCTGTTAGGATCAATGTCTTGCCCCTCCCACCATCCGATCATGTGGCGCATGGTTGCATCGTAGTAGACCGATGCGCGAACGCCGACAGCGCGATAATTGTGACGACCGTATTTGCTGGCACCCTCAAGCATTGCCACGCCAAGTTCGGCAAGCACAGCACCGGATACTGTTGACATTGGAGCCTTGCGAACTCCAACGATATCTTTCGGATTGGATGCTTTCTCGCCAATCGCTCCAAACATCAGCGATTCGTGTTCATCCCCCAATCCAGCCATTTGCAAAGCGTTGGTAATTTTTTCGATGTCCATAGAATTCCTTATTTTTTCGGCAAAGTTGTAATGTTGATGACCGCAGCCGCCGATCAATAGCAGACCTGTGACCAATTCCCAACGAAAGCCCACCGGATCGCCGCGCCGACGAACATGGCGATAATTGCAAAGTTGAAAATTCGTGGATCGTGTAGAAAATTCAATTTATGCTCCTATGGTTATCCGAACCTCGGCAGGCCCGTAAATCCGGTTCATGGTGATTGGCCAAAACCGGCTGTCGTTAATTTTCAGCGCAAGCGCGATGCCGTCAAGTGACGGTTTCAACGCCGAAAGCAATCCGTCGGCGTCACGCGCACTTTCATCGTTTGGGCGCACGAAAACGATATCTAGCGAAATATCGCCATCGGGAAGTATTGCTCCCTTGCCGGCGTTGTGCGCGAGCGCCCAGCCCAATTCCTTGGCCTTGGCGCGCTTACTGGCAGTCTTCGCCCAATGCTGACCATTGGCGCGATTTGGCATTAATGCGGCGTCGGGCCAGGGAAGGGTTATCGAAATCATTTTGAAACTCCTGGTAAAGTTGCGATATTCAGCACGGAGGCCGCGCACCAATAAGTGGCCGGCGCCAAATTGCCGGCATAGTCCGAGCGGATTTCGGCACCGAGGAACATGGCAATTCTCAAAAAATTGAATGCGCGCTGGTAGTTCAGCGAATTCATAGGACACTCCATATCGCAACAGGATGCGCATGCGTAGCTGCACTCGTCGCTTTTGCGTAGCGGCCGGTTGGGCGGATCAGCCCATGCTTCACGGCGACGCGCGGGAGGCTTCCCCATGCTTTGTGCGTTGACGGCAGGGGCCAGCCGCGCTCGTTCGCAACTTTCCGGAATTCTTCGAAGCGGAATTCCGGTCGACCGATCTCTTTGCGAACCTTGCAAAAGGTTTTCATGTTCTCGATGGTCTGGTCGAGCCAGACCTGGCCAGCGTTGAACAATGCGAGCTGTTGGCCGGATTCCTTGAGTTTTTGACCGTTCATGCCGCATCCTTGGTGTAGTTTTTGGCCAATTCAGCTTGGCGCTGATGTGCGGCGGCATTCTTGTCATGCTCGCGCTGCGCATGGAGCGCGGCCTCACGCTGCTTTTCCGCATTCATGTCAGCCATCATTTTCTTGATGGCGTCGATCTGCGCGCACGCTTTGCCGTATGGTTCCGACGTTCCGGCCGGCGCCAGCAAAAGCGCCGCAACTGTCGGCGCGCATAACAGCCCGCAATTCCCAGCTTTGACGATAGCGGCCTCGCGTTTCGCGGCATCCCATCCAAGCGATGCGCGCCACTGCGCCGGCGTGGGCGTGGCGCGCGCCACGCCCACCAAGCGGGTGTAGGCGTCTTTGAACGCCATGCGCGCGCCAACTTCATCCGGGAAAACCGGTGAACAGATGGCAAACGCCTCGGCGATTTCCTGCGTCCAAATAACCGTGTCGGACTCGTCGCGGCTGGTCAATGCAATGGCCCAAGCCTCGTCGCTGGATGGCCGGCCGTCGTTTGCCGCGCTCCCCTCGATTTGCTTGATGATGTCGGCAGGCTTCGGCGTGAAGCGCCCGTGCACCTTGTCCAAGCAATGCGCCGACAACGCAGCGCGGAAAACATCGAGCGAATACGGGGCCATCGCTTTGAAAAAAAGCGCCTTTGCGCCCCCGCTAATCACCTTGTTCACACCCGAGCCGATCAGGTCGTAGGCGTCGTCCAGTAGGAGCGAAAACTCGTCAAAATCCCGGCTATGCATCAATGGTCCTTTCATCATCAATTCCAAGGCGACGCCTGGCTTCGGCGTTAGAGGCTTCCTGGGCGGCTTTGAGATTCGTGACCGGCGCGGATGCACGTTCTCCCTTTGCGCGCATGCAGGTCGCCTTGAGGTATTCGGCGGGGTCGGCAGGTCGGGCAACCACCGTGGCGCGCACGGCGTCAATCACAATGGCGTCGCCGTAATCCTTGCAGAGCTTGCCGACGAAGCTGCCGCACTGCGCCGGCGGCATGCCAGCGCCACTGAGCAGCGACTTGCCAACCTTCCAGAGTTCGTCCTTGGTCAACTCAGCCGGACTCTTGGCGGCATCGCCGCCCGATCCGACAGGATCGGCAGGTTTTAATAAGTCTCCCTCTCCGTTCCCTCTCCGTTCCGTTCCCTCTCCGTTCCCTTTAAGAAGGTTTTCCTCTGGAATTCCACTGGAAATTGTAGGTAATTCCGTTGGAAATTGATTGCTTTCAGGTGGAACTCCATGGGGGTATGCGCCGGATTTCCATTGCTCAACAGTAGGAATTCCAAACAACGGCTTGCCGGTTTTCTCGCGCACCATGTTCTCTTTGCGCATGCGGTCAAGAAATTTCTTGTATGCGTATGTTCCTTTTGCGGCGAATGCGGCCTGCGCTTTTTCAGCTATCACTGGATGATAGAGGCGGCCATCGCTGCATTTGATGAAGCCGGTCAGCGCCTCGGCGCGCAGCTTCTTCCATTCCTTGACCGATACAGGCATGCGGCCAAAACCGGAGAGGTTGGCGAGTTCAATATCGTCGTCTGGCAGCGAGCCGGCGGGTATCTGGTGCCACGACGCGCACCAGAGAAGCACGCCAGCGCGAAAAGCATCGCCACTCGGTGTTGACGCGAATTTCGAATCACGCAAGCGCCTGACGTCGAGTTCCATGTACTGGAAGTCGGACAAATCGCAATCCGCCGGCGTCAATGGGTCAGGTAAGTCGGTCACTGTCCGAGCCTCTTCAATTCGTACTGCGTCAAAAGGTAAGCGTGCAGCTCGTACTCATCGCCATACGTCGCCTCAAATCTCGATTTATTCACATGGCGAGCTAGCTTTCCCGGCTCATTATTGCGATGATGGCCAGGACAAAGGCCGATTGTCCAAAGATGTCCTAACCGCCGGCCACCTTCAACGATATGATGCACATCGCAAGGTGTTCGTTGTCCGTGATCGTTCCAGCAGACCACGCAGCCGAAGCCAGCGACAAAGGCCATCCAGGCACTTTCCTCGGCTGTCGGGCGCTTCTTGCCGTGCGACTTCATCGGCTTGCGCACCGGCACCGTCAGCGCGTTTGATTTGGCGAAGCGTGGTTTGAAGGCGCTGCGCTTCATGGGCGTGGTCGACGGTTTGAGTGTAGAGCGACGCATCATTTCTTCCGCCATGCAAACGAAAGCGGCGATTCCATCAAAAACAGATGCCTCATGTTTGCAACATTCACGACATCTCGATCTGCCGGAAAAACTTCAACGGCATCAATATCACCGTACCCAGCTTCACGCTTCAATTGTTGCAGTTCGTCCCAGGTAATATTTTCTTTCCATCGTCCAGATTCCGTGTCTATCGCAGAGCGGCATATCGAAAGCCGGCGATAGCCATCAAGATGTTCTGCCTCATATACTTGAACAAGAAAATTCCTTGATCTAAATACCTTGACTAATCCTGTAGGCGTTATTTCCGGCCATTCATGCGGTGGAATTTCGACGAGAGCGGATGGTAGTTTGGCGTTGTCGCGTGCAAGTTGGCGGCGCTGCTCTCTGGAGGTGGTGATAGTCATCCTTGCCTCTCGAACTCGCGCAACACGGTTTCCATCATCTCGTTGGCCTTGGTCGCGCCCAGATGCTTCCAAAGATAGAATGCCGCGTGCGGGCCGCGCAGGAACACCAGCATGTCGGCGTGAAACTCGCGCATCGGGTCTTCTTCCAACTCGGCGTAACTGATCGAGCGCGGGATTGGGATGACTCCACCTTTAGGGCCGGCACACCAGTCGCAGAACCCGGATCCGATCTTCAGCCAGTTGCGGAACTGCTCGAAATGCTGGAAGCGCTCTTGCGCGTTGAAAACAGCCTGCTCGACGGCCATGTGGTAACGATGGAATGGGCCGCAGCGCGGAATGCGCGTGCCGATTTCAGCGATTTCGCCATCTTCAAGGTTGAAGACGTTTTTCAGGAATCGCAGCCACCGCTTTTGATTCTTGTCGTCGATGCCGCGCAAACCTTTTGTCAATACCTTGTGGGCGGCTTCGCTCTCGGCTGGTGTGACCGCGATGCTGCGATCTCGCATAAGTAGGCATTCGCTCACGCTACGGCCTCCATCGCTTCCAACGCTTCCATTTGCTCGAAATCAAAAAGTGTCGGCATGCTGATTTCGCGCTCCATCGCCTGCAGGTAATGCACCTGGTCGGCAAAGTAGGCGGAACTCAATTCGGAGCCGGCACCACGACGCCCCAGCTTCAGCGCACGTACTGGCACTGTACCCAATCCGGCGAACGGATCGTAGACCAAATCACCTGGGTTGCTGTAGCGTGTGATGAGGCGGTCGACGATATCGATCTGGAACGGACATACGTGTTTCTCGACCGCGCGCGCCGACTGCTCGCCATTCAATGTCCGCATGCGCACGATGTCGTGCCACACCACCGGATCGTTGCTGCCGGGCGCCAGGCTCATGTAATCGGCGGGCAGCGACTTCTTGGCCAGCAGCGCTTCGCCGACGCGCACATGGTATTCGTAGTCGTAGACGTTGTTCAGCGACATCTCGGTGAACATCTTGGCCAGTTTCGCCGTTCCGTAGGCCGCCAACTCTTCAGCCGTCAACAGCCGGTTGCCGCTTGAGCGCCAGAATGCATGCGCATCAATCTGCCAGCGCGCGACGCTGTAGCCGGTCCCAGCAACAGGCGCCGCTCTTCTATCAAATGGACCTATAACGCCGTCATCGTCCATACATAGAGGCTTTTCCTTACTGACTGGCACGTCGGCATAGCCGCGCGATCGATCCGACTGCGGCTTGTGAAAAAGAATAATGTATTCCGGCGAGCCGACGCTCATCTTCGTGCCGTCCTTGCAGACTTCCGAGTATCCGAGGCGGTAGGTTTGATTGTTCTCGCGCACCACGTCCGTTACAACGGTGATGACGCCGAGATAGTCGAAACCGTGCTTGATACCGTGCATGGTCGCTTCGCAGTGGAACGGACTGCTGGTCGGCAAGCCGAATCCGGTCACGTTGCCGAAATTGATCCGGTCCTTGACGTGGCAGGCGTAGATTCGACCAGGTTGCAGTATCCGGTAAAGCTCAGGAGTCAGGAAATCCATCTGCGACCAGAAATGATTGTTATCCTGGGTGTGGCCGAAGTCGTTGTAGCTCGGCGTATACTCATAATGGTTCGCGAAAGGAACTGATGTCACGATCAAGCCGACCGAGTTCGCTTCCTTCGTCCGCGCTTCCAGCACGCAATCGTTGTTGGCAACCGTGAAGTATTTTCCGCGAACCTCGGCGCGCTCGACGCCGATGGTGCGCGCCAGCGTGTCTTGCATCTGCAGCTGGTCCAGGCCGTAGGTGCGGATGATTTCGGACATCTTGACCTGCATCTCATCGTGTTGTCGCCATTTCGCCTGCAGGTCAGCCAACACCTTGCGCTCGACCTCGGTGTGAACGATGTCGATCCGTACCGGGTGCGCTTGCTGGAAGCGCTGAACACGGTGGATCGCCTGAATGAAGTCGTTGAATTTGAAGCCGATGCCAGCGAATATCTCGCGGTGGCAATGCACTTGGAAATTGCACCCCGACCCGGCGATGATGGGCTTGGTCGATAAATCCTTGATCTTGCCGTCGCTGAAATCCGCAATGCGCTGCTCTCTCTCTTCGAGTTCCTGCGTACCCCAAACACTGACCACACTGGAAATTTCCCGTTGAATCGCGTGGCGCTCGTCTTCCAAATCGTGCCAGATCACGAAATGATCGTCTGGCGACTCGGCCATGATTTCCGCAACCTTGGCGACCCGCGCATCCATGCTGTGGCGTTTCTCGCCGGCGGCGGATGACAAACTCATTGCGACATTCGGTATCAACAGGCCTTGACCGTTCTTTTCGGCGCCGGCGGCAGCGTAATTGCTCGGCACCTCGTGATAGCGGACGTCGAGCGGCGGAAGTTCGTAGCCTTCGTCGGAATAGCCAAGATCGCTTGGTCGCTGAATGAAAACCGCCCAGCTCGCAACCCACATCCAGAATTCAGCTTCTTTGTGCGGGTAGAGCGTGAGATTTCCAGCCTTCTCGCTGTCGCGCTGGAAGAATCGTGTAAGCGCTTGCCCCGTATCCATGACACCCAGGTAGCCGGCGTAATGGATCAGTTCTTTAAAGCGGTTGGGGCTTGGCGTTGCGGTAGCAACGAATTTGAACTCGACCGGCTCGAACGCGGGCAAGAACTCCTGATAGGTCTTGCTACCGTAACTGCGTAAAACGCTCGCCTCATCAAGTGTTGTTGCGCGAAATTTTGAAATATCGATCTTGCCTTCGCGCACCGATTCGTAATTCGTCATGTAGATAGTGCGGTCGTCGCCGATCTCGGCATCGGAGCGAATAAAGCGAAGGTCGACGGCATATTCTCCGGTAAAGCGTTTTACAACCTCGCGCATGAACTCTTGGCGCACCCCAAGCGGCAAAACGATGCCGCGCAGACCATCGTAATGCGCGCCAATGAGCCTCATAATTTCGAGTTGCGTTGCCGTCTTGTGCAGGCCAAACGAAGCGAAGATTGCGCGCTGGCCGCCGGCAAGTGCCCACCGGACAATGTCCCGAGTGTGAGGCTTCAGACCGGAATTTATTTCGTCAAGAGGAACGTCAAAACCCTTGCGCTGCGCCAGTTTGATCTTGCCGCGCAAAAATTCGTGGTATGCGTCAGTCATGGGTTTCCCATATTCAATGGCGACCGCAACGTGCCAATGCGCCCCAGCGCGCCGGCATACAGAGCCTTGCAGTCAAGCGTTCCAGATCGAACAAACGTGCGCGGCGGCGTGATTACCGCTTGCTGCGCGGAGCGGGCGGCGTCGATGTCGGTATAGTGCGTCTTGAGTTCTTCGCAGATATAAAGCAATCCGCCAAATTCTTCGATCAAGCCAAGACCAATCATTTTCTTGACGACCTCATGCACGGAAAAATCGGCGCAGTGTCGGCGCATGAATTGCAAGATCGACGCTTTCGACTTCGGGCCGCGCTCGAATATGAAGCGGCCAACGCGATGCTGATTGACGCACCTTGCGGGAGGTATGCGAATCGTCATTTTGGCATCCAGTATTTGACGTGCGATCCGCGACCGGCTTTCTGCGCGCCGATCCTTTTCAGGATTGGGCAAACCGCAGCCGAACTTGCGAAGCCGTCGATAACACACCAGGGTTGATTGATTTTTCGAGCAAGTTCTGTCGGGCTGATTGGATTCCATTCGCCGGCTTCGGCAAGCAAAGCATGGCGAACTATTTCGTTTTTTTCTTGGGCGGTCAGTGCAGTTTTCACGCAGCGCTCCTCAATTTTGTGAATAGTCGTAACTCAACTGCGCGTTCAGCCTCGACGGTTGCCAGCTTTTCGCGGAGTTCGCGATTTTCCTTTTCGATATCGGATTCGATCCGGCGCAGTGATCGCGGGTCATAGCCCCGCTTGAGCAGCCAATAGTGAATCCACGACTCGCTGCCGCAACCGTCCATCAACGCCTCCATATCGCGCTCGGAGAGGCGTGCGCCGCCGCTTTGTGCCTTGGAGACCGCTGCTTTTCACCATGTCGGTAATGACCTTCGCTTCCGAGTCCCATGTCTTCCAGTCCTCGGAATTGATCGGTTTGATGGGGCGCCGGATGCGTAAGTCAAGTGTCTTCATTTGGATGCAATCGAATTGACGATGGTTGAAGGTCGGTTTTATGTGAAAATTTTTTTCATGAACTCGAAACCAAATCACTCAAACTCAAGCGGCGTCAAATCCAGCACGTCGCCCAGGTTCCGCTCGTATCCCTCGCCCATCGTCTCGACGCACGGCGCGCAGTACGATTGTTCGCCTGGATCTGTGCGAGCTTTCATTGCGATTGGGACCGGTGATTGGCAGCGGCGGCAGGTCATTTCGCTACCTCTGTTTGGGAGAGTTCGGGCCAGATTTTTTGCCAGTCATTCGGACGCAATATTTGAAGAGTCACAATACCTTTTGTTTCCGCAAATATTGTTTTGCAATGCGGGATTGCGACTGGGCGTAACCCCTTTATCCACTGATACACAAGGTCGCTTGAAACGCCAATTTTCCGAGCAAATTCGGCTTTGCTAATGTCGTTTTCGGTGAGGTATGTTTGTATATCCATGCAAACATAATAGCACAGCTATTTATCATGTCAACAGCTTTGCTCGTTGCACTTTAAAATAGCATTGCTATGCTCGAATGATGAAAAAAGAACCAGCAAAAGCGAATAAAGCAAAATTGGACGATTGGCAGGTTGAGGATGCCAATCGCTTGAAAGCGTTATTTGAAAAACAAGATTTATCGCAGGGTGCTTTTGGTTTGCAGTTTGAAATAGGAACACAAGGAATGGTTTGGCAGTATTTGAATGCCAAGCGATCACTGAACTTGAAGGCCGCAAAGGCATTTGCCGATGGGCTTAATGTGAGGATTGGAGATTTCAGTCCGACTTTAGCTGAAATGGCTGTTGAGTACGCAGCGTCATCCGCCGCCACGCCGCCAAGTCAATTGGTTATGAACTTTACAAATCTGACCGGCCCAGAGGCAGCTCTGATTATGATGTATCGCCAATTATCCCAGGAACAGCAGCACGAGCTTGAGCATAGTGCCAACAACATGCTGACAGATTCAAAACCTGGCAACGTATCCGTCTCTAATCCATTTGGCGGAAAGAAGCCGGGAAAATCGAAAATTACCGAGAAATAAGCGCACACGCCATGAAGAAAATAATTTCACTCATTGCTTTTATTTCATTTTCCGCACATGGGGCCGGAACTGGCGCTTTTCACACTGGCAGCGAACTTCATCAATGGATTGAGGCCGACAATAGAGTGAAGGAAAATCGCGCACTTTCGCAGGAAGACTATCAATTCGAATTTCAATTGCTTGGCTATATAACCGGGGTTTATGACACGCTTGACGGCGTTTCTATTTGCGCGCCGCAAAATGTCACGCCAGGCCAACTTATTGCAATTACTAAAAATTATCTTGTAGCTCATCCAGATCAATGGAACTTCTCAGCAGAAATACTAGTCGCAAGGTCTCTTTACGCAGCCTTTCCATGCAAGGTATCGAAATAGGCGCAACGGCACGCCGAATGCCGAACTAAGGGAAATATGAAAAAAATATTGCTTCCGATTTTATTTTCAACGGGATTAGCTGGGTGCCAAACCATCTATCACAAGGACGGCGGCACGCAAGGGGAGTTTGCGCAAGATAAGTACGCCTGCATGCAGGATTCGGCAAGCGCATATCAGGAGAACCTAGCGACAGCGCAAGGTAGAAAATACCAAGTCACATATGATGCGAATGCCGGCAATCGTAATAGCATGTTTGCAAGTTGCATGAACGCAAGAGGATGGTACGCAACTCGAAAATAGCCCTAACAATGGCGTTATCGTCGCCATCAACAGCTACGAAGTCTGCCCAACAAGCGTTCAATAATTGAATTCGGAACTCCCCGCCACTGCGACGGGGAGTAATCCGCCCTCTTTGTGCGCACATCGAGGGGTAGCGTAGTGCTGCTACAAGGCGGTAAAGAAAACTGACCGTGAGGCCAGACCACTTCGTAACCGCTGAAAAGAACGGCCACCATTTCCATAGTGGTCGCTCAGGCCTGGTGCGACTGCTTACTCGTGAGACATTCATGTTTAAGCTGAAAACCAAAGCAATACAGGTGGAAATCAACCTTTGGGCGCTTGCAGCACTCCTGCAAGTTCTCATCGGCTTGATGACTTCCTAGGAACGCGGGGCGGTTCGCGCCGCCTCGCCTACCTGATACATCAACTACCTACATCCACCGGCCTGCGCCGGTATTTTTTCGCCGCTTTTCGGCGGTTGGGGAATATTTTACTCTTTTTCGAATTATTTACTAGCTTTGCTATTGACATGCAAAATAGCAGTGCTATTATACGTTCATCGACCCACCAACCGCCAGTCAGATCATGCAAACAACGACGACCCCGCAAGTAGCCCTCGGTAACGGCGATCAAAAGACTATCGGCGCGAACGCGGGGAACTCTGTTTTACGCATGATCGAAGCACTGTGCGGCACTGGTTTTCCGATCATTCGCAACGCCAACGCCGTCAAGTTCGGTTTCAAGACCAAGCTCGTTCCGGTTTATCTCGACGGCGTGCAGACGGCTTGGGAAGAAATGCATGTGAACAGCCAGGTGGAAGAAGTTCGGCACGACTCGCCGGAGGCGTTGCGCGCTGCCGGACTGCGGGTTCCGTTTGTCGATTACGACCCGATCACGGTCGATCTGCAAAAGCCGCGCCGCGATTTTAGGCCGGTTTGGACTGGAGACTGAGTTTTACCCGCAAGCAGTTTTCGAAAGACTCTTGCAACCCGCGAAAGCGGAAGTCCTGAGGGAGCACGTAGCCGAGGTCGTGACGGCAAGATTTCCTGATGAGTCCGTGAAATTCGGACGAAACGCGAAAGCGTAGGAATCGCGCGTAAATATGAGATTCGCCAGCTAATCCCCGCGCTAATGCTGGACACGATAGGTAGACGGTCGAAGGAAAGCCGGTCGAAGACCAAAAAAGCCCCTATCGGGCACAAGGCTACAAGACGGCGGTGAAAGTCCGCGCCGGAGACGTAACCGGCAAGAATTATACGTTGCAGCACACGCAAGTGTATGGCGTTTCCGGCGCAAGGCTGCACGAGTATGCCGGCGGGAGTGGTGATGCGGTAATTGGCGGCATGAGAAAGCCTGGAGTCAGTAGACCATAGAACGGCTTGACGGCAACCAGAGGTTGCACTGAATTGCGGCAGTAAAGAGGTCTGCAAAGCGTAATGCATTCGATGACCGATAAACATGGCGCACGGCTCCTTTGTGGGAGCGCCGGAGAAAACGTAACCGGCACTAATTCAACGAAGTCATACAGAAGAGAGCATGTACATCGAACTGACAAAGCGCACCACGTACACCGCCGAGATTTCCGGCCGCACGCTTGCTGGCCTTGAAAAAGAGAGCGAGTGGAATGGCCAGATCAAGCTTGTGCAGCCAGAAACCGGATTGTTCCTGATCGTGATGCCAAAAGTTGGCCTGATCGTCGACGGCTCCGAATCGCTGATCGATGAACTGCTCGCACCTACCGTGGAACCTGGCTACGTTCACATTCCTGGCCGCACGATCAAGATCGGCAATTACAGCATCGAAGTCGCGCCGTTCAGCGTCGCGCAGCTCATGGGCTGCGTCGATGCCGATGGCAAAGCCTACGTTTCGGAAACCGAGAAGCCGCGCGTCAACATCAATTACTACAAATCAGTGGAAGCTTGCAAGCTGGCCGGCGGCGGCTTGATTCGCGGTAGTCAGCACATTGCCATCGGGATGGACATCATGTCCGTCGATGCGAACTGGAGCGGCGGCAAGGTCGGCGAAGGCATCCTTCGGCGCGGTCTGCATCGCGGCACCGTATCAGGTGCGCAGCCCGGCACCTATGTCTCGCCTCACGCTGACGAAAATCGCTATTTTCTGCTGCCAGACGGTAGCAGCATCCGCGATTACAGCGGGCACATTTTCAGTTGGATGTTCGACGACATTCACGGCGACGCCAATGGCCTGACGGGAAAGATTCCTGCTGACTCTCCTTACCTGACCTTTGCCGCGCAGTTCACTCGGGAACAAGGCATCGGCTGGTTGCCGTCGTTGCCTTGCGATTGGTCGGGCCGTGCGCTCATCCGGGGCGGCTGCTGGTACTCGGGGGGCGTCGCGGGCGTCTTCAGTCTCGACGGCGGTTGGCCCGTCGGCGGCGGCCGCAACGTCGGCTTTCGCAGCACCAAGCCATAGGCCTCTGATCCCAGGTCACGGGTCGCGGCGTCAGCCGTGACCGCTCGCAAAAGAATGGAAGAAAAAACATGACCTCTCTTTATCGCGCCCAGGCGCGCCTACTCAAGCGTCGCGCCGGGCATCAAGACTGGTTCGACCGGCATCAAAACCTTACCGTTGCGCTGACGTTTTTGCTTGTCTGTGTGGCGGGTTGTTTCAACTAAGTGGAGCTTTAAATGAATGACAGAACATCTGTTGCAGTAAGCCCGGCAAAGACGCTGAGCGATTTCATGGACAAGTACAAGGGGCAGATTGCACTCGCCCTGCCAAAGCACATCAGCGCCGACCGCATGGTTCGGCTGGCGATGACTTCATTCAGTCAAAGCGCAGCACTTCAAAAGTGCGACATGCACAGCATTTTCTCGTCTGTTGTCATCGCCGCAATCTTGGAGAGTGAAAAATGAAAACAATTGCACAAATGATTATCGATAACGCACCCGCTGCCGACCGGCTGCACCATCGGCGGCGATGCGGACTTGCATGAACAACGCCCCGCAGATAGTAGCCAGCTCGCAATGCGTATCTAGCGCGACCGCGAACCCTGCGGATTCGTTGCTTGAGCATTACCGCTCGCAAGGTTCCGCGCTAGTTTATGGATATGTTTCAAGGCCAGATTGCCCCGTCGATATTGACCATATTTCGTGGGATGAGGATTGCTATCAGGCGAAGAAGCGGGCGAAGGCTGAGTATTTTCGGGATCGTTGAAATTAAACAAGGAGAATAAATTGGCAAACGCAAAATATGAATTACTGGAAAACGACACCAAGGAATTCCTTGGAAGAAAGCTGTATCGCATTCGCGCTCTTGTTGCGGTTGGCTTATATGTCGCAGCAGGTGATCTTGGTGGATATATTGAAAGCGAAAAAAATCTTTCGGCTACTGGGACATGCTGGGTGCGCGGCTCTGCCATTGTGCGCGGCTCTGCCATTGTGCGCGACTCTGCCACTGTGCGCGGCTCTGCCATTGTGCGCGACTATGCCATTGTGTGCGGCTCTGCCATTGTGCGCGGCTCTGCCATTGTGCGCGGCTCTGCCATTGTGTGCGACTCTGCCACTGTGTGCGACTATGCCACTGTGTGCGGCTCTGCCATTGTGTGCGGCTCTGCCATTGTGCGCGACTCTGCCATTGTGCGCGACTCTGCCACTGTGTGCGGCTATGCCACTGTGTGCGGCTATGCCACTGTGTGCGGCTTTGCGGAAATCAAAAAATCGCTTGATATTCAATGTTATCAAGGCGTCGGAAGTGAAAACGGCACATTGACGGCGTATCGAACAAAAACAGGTATCGAATTAGCTCGCGGGTGTTTTCAAGGAGATCTTCTGAGATTCCGCGATGCCGTTCATCAAAAACATGGATCATCAAAAATTGGTAAACATTACCTCGGAATATGCAATCTGATTGCATTTTGGTTTGACATGCCGGATCAAATCGAACCATGATTTCCGCAAACACAGTAATGCGCCGATGCCACGGCGATTGGCAAGAATGGTTTAAGAAACCAGAAGGAGACAAAAATGTACCCGCAATCGAAAAACCTATATCATCTATATGTGATGCGCAAGACGTACAAGAGCATGTCTTTTCAACAGTGGTTGAAGGCGCGTTTGGAGTTGGGATTAATTAACTAACGGAGAGAGAAATGAAACCACGTAATTTTCCTGCAAGAAAACTGGCTCGGCATCTTGGCGCGAAATTCGGCGTATCAATTGGCTAGATTGATGAGAAGCACGAAAACTGAAAAATAGGAGGATTGAATGCATACGAAATTGCCTTGGAGTTTTGACAAATACGGCGGAATTGTCGGCGATAATTTGCAGCGTCGTGTCTGGCGCATGGGGTTTATGTTTCTTGATATTGCGCTCATGCGCTACTGTATGCCCAGCCAATATTTTTCGGACGGCTCCTGTCGCCATTTTGTACTTGCGCGCAAAGTGCTTGAGCGTATGGCCGTGTACGCCATGCTGATAGTTTTGGCAGATGTCGTCTATTGCGGATTGAGTGATTGAGATCATGATTTCTCCCGCAGACAGAATTGATTGAGATATGCCAGCGTTTCGGTTTGCAACTTTGGCGGCAGGAGCTTGAACTCGGAAACTACAGACGCGGCGCGTAGGCGGTTTTGTTCGGTTATCTGCGCATGTAACATCGCAGCAAAATCGCCGTCAGCAGCACTGAAAATATAATCGGATTCGTTCATTTCATCTCCCAGTCAGCACCGCGCTCACTCAAATATTCATCGAGTTCACGCGCCTTTTTCTGCACGCAAGATTCACAAATTCCAGCCTGGTCAATCGGCAGCCGATATCGATAAATTTTGGCATTTATCCCTTGACAGCAAGTAGTCTATCCCCTATACTTCAAAGCAAGTAGAGGGGATAAATCATGAAATACACGTTCAAACAGTTCCAAACCGAATACCCAACGGACGATGCTTGCCTTGACGCGATCATGGCGCGTAAGTTTGGCAATAAGCCGACTTGCCCAGGCTGTGGTGTAGTCGATACAAAATTCCACCGCATTACAGGCCGTCGCGCCTACGCTTGCCAATGGTGCGGACATCATGCCTATCCGTGCGCTGGAACCCCATTTGAGAAGTCCACAACTGCTTTGACTCTGTGGTTTCATGCTATGTACCTCATGACTGCAACTCGCAATGGCGTATCTGCAAAAGAACTTGAACGGCAACTTGGCGTAACCTATAAAACTGCATGGCGTATCGGCCATGAACTTCGCAAACTCATGGGCGGAAAGAACGATACCAATCCCCCAATGTCCGGCCATGTTGAACTTGATGAAACTTATGTCGGCGGCAAAGAGAAGAATAAGCACGCCAACAAACGCACAAAAGGCACTCAAGGTGCTGGCTCCGCAAAAACCAAGTCTATTGTATTCGGTGCGCTTGAACGCAACGGAAACATCAATTGCCAAGTCGTTACCGACACAACACGCAAAACCCTAGAGCCAATCATTCAAGCCACCGTTACCAAAGGGGCTACGATCAGCACCGATGAAATGGTCAGCTATAAACAGCTTCCGCGCCTTGGCTACAAACACGGAACCGTTCAGCACGGCATCGAACAATACGTAAATGGCATCCACCACATCAACGGTACAGAGGGTTTCTGGAAGCACTTGAAATGCGGCATCACCAGCACTCACATTCACGTATCTCCACAACATCTTCAAAAGTACGTCAACGAATTCAGCTTTCGCTATAACAACCGCCATGATCCTGCCGGAATGTTCAAGCAGCTTATTGCTTCCCTTTGACTGCCGCGTCGAGAAGATTGTTAAAGTCTTCTCGATGATCCGGGTTTTCCAAAGGCGATAGATCTATAGAATGATTTTTAGAATCAGTTTGTCCCGGTGCCCACGCTTTATCTTTTATCCATTTTTGCTCTACGTTATCCATGAATTCTGTCACTTCCACTGATTCAAATAACTCAGATAATTTCCATGCTGGCACTACGCACATCATTCCGGTATTTGATTTAACAAAATTTCCGTGCGCGCCAATTCTATCCCCAGAAAAATCAACAACTTCATCTATGCTTGTTAAGTGACCCCAATCAATGCCCAATAACCAAGGCCCTCTAAAACTGGAAACTTTTAATTTGCTTGGCTCATATTTTTCTGGTCGAGAGGAAAAAGGTAAAATATGAAGGAAAACTGGCGCTCCGCTATATCCTCCAATTGACTTCGCTTCGATAAGAAAACTTTCTTGCTCAAATCCTGTGTTCTGCCTTATTTTATCCCCAGGCATTTGCGCAATGCTTCCAAATCTTACGCTAGGAGAATTTTTCTGAATTCCTTCGTGATTGATAAATCTTCCAACGACAAATATATCGTCTCCAATCCCGATATCCTCCTTATCAATTAGTTCTTTTGTGATGAAATTTGATGGCGATACCGCCGCAAATTTATGTGTACCCCTATCTAAATTAATAGCACAAACTGCTATATCATCACCATCTGGATGCGCTATCCACTGTTCTTCTTTTAGGTCTATAACTGACACATTACCGTCTTTAGTATTTAATCTAACAACGGGAGCTTCTTTTATAACGTGTCTATTGGTGACCACAAAATGCACCCCCATACCACTTTTTATATCAGACTTGAACGGAATTGCGACCACAAATCCACTTCCACCGGCCCTCTCGCCATCCTCTGCATCATCTTTTGTTCTATATAGATAAACAACACAATCAAGGAAAACATCGTGTATGCGCGGCATTTGGCAGGCTTTCAAAAGGTTGTACGGATAACCGATGAAAGTATATTTTGTTCCGCGATTATTTGATATACGCGGCAGTTCAATCGTATTATTTAACATTTCTTGCTCCTCCATCATTACTTGTCATGAGGGGATAAATGCCTAAATTTTCCCTTGCGGGTTTTGACAGTGCATGCAGGTCATTTAAAGCATTCCTCGTCGGCTTTGAGCTTGCCTTTCGAGATAGTCTGAATCGCTAACTGTGCCGTTCTGGGTATCGCCTGGCTATGCGCCCAATTTTTTATCGTTTGATGCGACATGCCAATGGCAGCAGCCACTTTAATTTCACTGCCGTAAAAGTCGATTAATTCTTGCATGGTCATGGTATTTCCTCCGTTTCATTACATCCTATATGTGCGTCGCAAGCATGTCAAGTATTTTTAATATATTTGCAAAAAGAAGTTGACGCGGCCTCCGTAATGAATAATACTGTCTCACATCGGCAGCACAAACCACCGGGAGAATCGAAATGAGA